GATCCCTGGTATCAGGCAGCCCAGACTCCGGGGGCGACCATCTACTATGTGCCGACCTTGGACTGGTACGACTCCCAGGGGGTGTGGGACGGATCTCACGCATGGCCGGTGGCAATCCAGTGGGAACAAACCACTCTGCTCTGGCTCTGGTGGGAGTGAGATGAGAGGGAAGGAAGGCGAAGTGATACGCACTTCGCCTTGTAGGTGCTCCTGACTCGCCCAGAGGAGAGAGAGAGTAGGCCAGCCAGGAGCGGGGGGATCTGTCGCCATCCCCCTAATCGGTGTTTCTAAGTATGGCGGGAACATCGTTGAGCAGGAAGACCCGCTCCTCGCCAGCTCCATTCCGCACCCTGAATGTACCAGATCCGGTCGGCATCAGAGGCTCCGAGATCACGCTAGATACTGGGCCGTGATCGAAGGCACCGGGCCACAGCTTCTCAATCGCGAGCGACCGTTCCAGGTCGTTGAGCAGGGCGGCCTGCTGCTGCATCTGTTCGCGCAGTAGTGCTATATGCTTCTCGATCAGCTTTTGACTGTCAAACATCTTCTCGCCCAGCCTCAGTAGTAGCGTCTCGCGGTTAGCGCGTGCGTGCGCTTCCAGCGTCTTTCTCAGTTCGTGCATGGATCTTGTTGGTCCAGTGCTTGACGTTGCGGACCCAGTGCTTGTTGAGCCCGTGTGGGTCGTTGTCCGCGCCCACTGGGCAGTAACGCCTGCCCAAAAAGGTGATGAAGTCTCCGGGCTTCCCGGCCTTCACCCAGCGGTCGTAGGTCTTTTGGACGGTGGCGGCGCACCAACCCGCCTGCGGGCGGTAGGTGTCGCCCTTGCGCTTCATGTCGCGCTTGACGCCATCGCCCAGGACGCCGTACTCGCGGCCCGCGCTGCCGTTCTCGGCGTGACGGATGGCGGCGACGATGGGCGCGAGCTGGGCACGCAGGTCTTCGCGGACGTTGACCTGGATCGCATCCTCGAACTTCGCTGCGGCGGCAGCTCCGTCCTTGTCACGGATGGCGTCGGAGGCGTTGTCAGCGAGCGCCGGGCACGCCAGCGCGAGGAGAAGGAGTAGTGTTCGCATCAGGACAGGTCTTTCAGATCCTCCTCCGGTGAAGCTCGAAGGCGATCACCAAGCCTACCACGGCAATCAACATCATCTCGGGCATCATCTCACTCTCCCCGCTCGCGGCGCGATGCCCTCGAAGCCATAGCCGTCGCGGTTGACGGCGGGGGGCGGTGGCACGAACGGCGAGGCGGCACGCGGCTCGGGTGCGGGCTCAGGCTCGCCCGCGGTCAGGCGACCGGCAAAGAAGCCGACCGCTAGGACGGCCGCGACGGCGATCGCCAGGCAGCCGATCTCGTACTTAGGTTCGGCGTGGTACATCACTGGCACTCTCCTCCTCTAAGCGTTACCTCCCATCGGGCAATCGACGCACGCAGGTCTGCGAGTTCTCGTGCCAGGCTTTTGGCGACCTCTTCGGCGTGGTCTGCGCGCTCACGCTCTGCCGCTGCGGAGCGATTCTCGTTGCGCCGTTGTAGCCATGCCTGGAAGTCTGGCGCGTCGTCTGTCGATGCGTAGTTTTGACCGGCTATGAAGGCCGCCAGGAGGTCGTCGTCACACTCGCGCACGACCTTCTGCATCGCGTCGATCCACTCCCTGGCGTCCTGCACGCTTTGTTCTTCGTTCATCAGCCCACCTCCTGATCGCAGCGATCCCGGTTCTCCTGAGTGAGAGGCACTAGCAGATCCACGGGCACGTTCGCCCAACCAGAGTAGTTCTCCCGATCTAGGTGATAGTGGATCATCGCCAGTTGTTGTTCGCAGGCGTGCAGCCGACGTCGCAACCACGCGACCTGCTCAGCAGATGCCGGGCATCGGTGCTGCACATTGCCGCAGTTGCGACACATCACTTCCGCGTTGGTCTGGTGGGCGTTGAACAAGATCATTTGCAGCCCGCAGACGCGGCACACCGCTGGGTTGCGTTGCGGTTCGTTGATCATCGGTTGGTCAGTCATCGGAGCGGGCCTCCTTCACGATCTTCCAGCCGGGGAAGAACTTGGCCCCGATCAAGTCGGCACCGCTCAAGTCGGCACCGCTCAAGTCGGCACCGCTCAAGTCGGCACCGCTCAAGTTGGCATCGCGCAAGTTGGCATCGCGCAAGTTGGCACCGCTCAAGTTGGCATCGCGCAAGTTGGCATCGCGCAAGTTGGCAGCGCTCAAGTCGGCCCCGCTCAAGTTGGCCCCGATCAAGTTGGCATCGCGCAAGTTGGCCCAGCTCAAGTAGGCCCGGCTCAAGTCGGCCCGGCTCAAGTCGGCCCGGCTCAAGTCGGCACCGATCAACTTGGCCTCGCGCAAGTCGCAATCGCTCAAGTCGGCCCTCTCGCCGCTCTTTCCTCCGCTCTTCCTCCAGAGATTGTGCGCTTCCAGAATCTCCCTCAGTTCTTCCGTCGTCATCGGAGGTCCCCCGTCCACGAGTTCAGCGGGTGATCGCTCCACCACGGCGCGTTGTAGTTCTCCGTCGCCTCGACGACCTCACGCGAGGCCATGCCGCTGATCAGGTCGTCCCAGGTCGCCGACTTCGGCGAACTCCACTCGGGATGCTCGACGACCTCAAGCTCGTGGTTGTTCTCGGGATAGCGGCGAGCGAGGACAGCGGCGCAGTCCCGCGCAACATCGGCGAACTCGAAGTCAGGGATCTCGGCAAGCCGACGGAAGCCGAGGTAGACCAGCGAGTGCTCGAAGCCCTTGTAGATGTCGGGCGTGAGACCCTCGGGGATCATGTTCCCGAAGTGCTCCTGCCGCTTGTGTGCGTACTTGTTCGACGGCTTGCCAGCTTCGTCGAGGTAGCGGATCACATAGATCGCGTCGCGATCCTCGTCGATCATCCGTCGGGCGAAGGACAGCAGGCGCTTCGCCGCGATGCGGTAGCGGTCATAGATCTTCGGGTCGCGCTGTTCGAGGGAGGGCAGGAGCAGGCCCGCGCCGATGCCCTGGAGGGCTCCGGCGAACTGGCGACCCGCGTGCGGAGTTCCGTTGTTTGCGGGCGTGAACCTCTCGATCCCGTCGCAGCTCCACCAATGCGACTTGTGCAGCTTGTCGTCAGAGGCGTTCGGCGTCGTCCAGCACGCAATCACATCCTCCGCAATCGACCGCACGCACAACTCACCGAAGGCGTAGCCGTGCAGCGCGGCGATGCGAGCAACGTGCGTCCAGCGGTTGAGGTGCGAGTGGTCGAGTTGCGAGTAGTTCTCGATCCTCACCGCACCGCCGTAGTCGTGCGCGGGGAAGGTGCGGGTCTGGTCGATGCCGGGGAAGCCAGCCGACCAGCGATGCGGCTCGATGCGGCCCTCCTCGTAGGCTGAACGATCCCATCTCCAGGTGCCCATCCGGTTAGCCCATCCGACGGCGAGGCGCAGCGCGTCCTCGATGCCCGCCGGGCAACCGACGGCCCAGTCGGACTCGTGATAGATGCCCTGTCCGCCGGGTCCGTTCGCGTCAGGCTTGCCCGCGATGGTAACGCCGCCGATCTCCACGAGTTGGGCTCGGTGGCGCTCGGCAAGGGCTCGACCCTTACGAGTCGCGGTGTGAGGATCCGGCGGCGTGCCGATGTCTTCAATCGTCCAGCGCGCGTAGCCGGGGGGTAGGACCCAGCCGTCACCGACCACGGTGCCGTTGCCAGCAAAGGCGTTGACCTTACCGACGATCCGCGAGCCGTGCGAGGTGACGCGCACCCGCGCCAGCCCGTCTCGGCCAACGGGTTCGAGGGTCACGCCTCGACCACCGCCAGCCGCCCCTTCTTGATCCGCAAGTTGCCGGCGGATCTTGCGGATGCGAACCAAGTTACGCTCAAGGTCCTCCTCAGCAAGTCGGACAGACTGCAAGAGCATGGCAAGCCGTTGTTCGTTCCTATCGTTCATCTTGTTATCGTCCTTCAATCCTGTTCGCCGCTAGGGCCTCCGATCTCATGCCAGTAGTGCTCGGTGCAGTGTTGCTCAATCTCGTCGGCCCAGTGCTTCGCGGCGAAGCGCCGGAACTGGCGGATCAGGCTCCGCTGCTGTCGAGCAGGGAAGTGCGCCCAGCGATCGTCCTGGACGCACCACTGGAGCACACGGAACGCCTTGCGCGTCATCCAGTCGCCTGTGGGATCCGTGGCAAAGAGCTGTTCCTGGATGGCCTCGAACAGCTCGTCGATGTCCTCAACATCGCTGATCTCCCAGCCGTCGCAGAAACCACCCTCTGCGGGGTAGCCTGGATCTCCATTGGGGAGGTGGAGAACAGCGGGGATGTATTCATCGACCGTGTAGTCGATCTGGAGTCCTTTGTATCTAGTAGTGAAACTCATCGCAGTAGATTTCGTAACCGTTGCAGCCACGACTGCTGGGCAGTCGCGTTGTCGCACTTCGAGCAGACCACGAGGATATGAAACTGACCTTGCTGCTTGCAAGTCGTCCTCGTGAAGTTTTCACCGGGTTGTATGGCTGCTCCACAGTTGGAGCACTCGCCAGAATGGGCAGCGACACGACGCATGGCAGCGCCGACCATCTGGGCATGGCACATCAGCCTAGAACGGTGCCTCGTTGTCGTTGTCGCTGGCGCTCGTCTCGCCGCTTGACACGAACTCCCATTCATCAACGACGACCTTGACCTTGGCGCGGGGATCGCCGTTCTTGTCCTCCCACTGATCGAGCTGGAGGTGCCCCTTGAGCAGCACGCTCGCGCCCTTGCCGTGGTGCCGGGCGAACGCTTCGCCGCGACGGCCCCAGATCGAGAAGTCAACGAAGGTGGCATCGTCCTCCCATACGTCGCCACGTTTGACGCGGCGGTTGAGGGCGACGTTGCCGTTGACCACGGGCATCCCGCCCTTGGTCTGGCGGATCTCGGGGTCACGGGTGAGGTTGCCCTTGAGTACGACGAGGTTCATGTATAGTTCCGTTCTCGTGGTGGGTGTCTGGGACTCGGGCAGTCATGCCCGCCCGAGTCCCGGATGCAGCGGATCACAGCGACCCTGCAATCAGCAGGAGCCCGCCCTGGACGATGCTCAGGACTCGGCTGGCCGCCTTGTCAGCTTGTCCGACAAGTTCCAGCCCAGCGCGTAGGGCGATCTCGTCACGAGCCGCAATAGCCGCCTGATCGTAACCGGGAAGGCCGACGATGGTGGACAGCTCCGCAGCCCGCTGGGCCATCAGGGCGACGATCTCTTGGCTCCCTGATTTCAGGTCAGCGTTGGTATCGTCGAGCGCCGCTTGCAGGATGGTCTTGATGTCGTCGGTCATGCCTTCTTCCGTCGTCCGCGCTTGCGAAGCTCGACGCCTTCGCGAAGCAGGTAGTTTCGGATGGTGGTGATCGCAACATTGTGCTCGTCTGCCAGTACCGCCAGGGACGCTCCCTTGCGGTAATGAGACACGATCTTGTTGATGGTTCGCTTATCGGTGATGGTACGGGGAGCAGCCATTAGTTCTGAACAACGGCGACGAGGGGTAGCTTCCCTCGCGGGGTCGCCACCCGCGAGCGAAGGTCGGTCCGAATGGACACGACGGGCCAAGGCCCGCCTTGGGAAAGGATAGTGATCGACTCGTCAAAGTTCACGAGACGACGCCTCAGAAATACGGCGGCCTGTTCAACAAGCTCGCCGTCCTCGACACGATCCTCGATGCCGCGTTCGGCGTAGCCTTTCAGCACGGGCCAGGGCGAGAGTTTGATCATGTCGATATCGAGTGTGGTGAGGGCGGCCTCGATCTCGTCAACGAAGCCGAGTAGGGCAGAGTCCTCTACCAGATCGCCATCTTCGACGGCATCCGCGATGCCACGCAGGGTATCTGACTTCACGCCATACGTCTCGTTGCCCCATGCCATGACGACAGTGGGCAGCAACGCCTCCTCACGGGCGGCTCTGCTCGTGCCGATGCACGAGGTCAGCAGGGCGGTCAGAATGATGAGAGCAGCTTTCATGCGTCCTTCTCCTGTTTGGTCATGGCGACGGCGACGGCGACATCGCGCCGAGCGCGGATTTCCAGGGCCTTGTTTCCTTGGCGCAGCGTAGCCCATAGCGCCTCAAGCGCGATAGCGATAAGTGCGGCGGTTTCTGCGTCCATCAGGACCGGATCCTTGCCCGCGTGTTCCAGCACGAGGTTGACGAGAGCGACGAGGCCCAGGACAACCTGCACAGTGATCTTGCCAGTGAACTCGGACGAGGACTTACCCGGCTTGAGTGCGATGTTTTCGTCGGTGGTCATTTTAGTTGCCTGCCTGATGAGGTTACAGGTAGCGAGGGAGGCGCGTCGGTTGCTGTTTGGGCAGCACGTCATGGAGCTGTTCGATGAGGTCTTCGATGAAGTCGCTAGTTCCATTGTTGACCATCTCGATGGGTGTCACGCCCATGTAGGAGAGGTCGATGTACCCGCGACTGTCGTTCTTGAACGAGCAGCCGTCTCGGTGCAGGCGCACCAGCCTACAGTGCGCCGCCCCAAAATGATCAACAACTTTTTCGGCTTCTTCAACAAATCCACTGTCCGTCACGGCAGCGATTGGGGCATCCAAGTCGCGCAGCTCTTGGAGGAGAAGTTCGCCCAGCACGGCTTTCCCATGCTTGGGCTTCAGGTAGTCCTCGCTGACGGCGATGTATGCCTGCCGGGGTGTGAGGCCTAGGAACTCGTCTGAGGGCTCGTCCTTGCGGTCCTCGAACCAGTCGTGGGGCACCGGGCGTCCGCTGGTGTAGATGCCGTACAGGCCGTGGGTGCGCTCCTTGAGGATGCGGGCGAACTTCACGGTATGCGCTTCGGCGCACAGGGAAAGCACCGCTCTACCGGCGTAGTCCTTGCCGCTCCCCGGCGGCCCGTTGAAAAAGATGACCTTCATCGACGCTTCTTGCATAGGTACAGGCTCGCGTCGGCTTCCGTCATCGTACTGCCCACGCCAGCGGAGGCTGACACCTTAGCATCGTCCGACGACCATTGCTGAACTAATCGGTAGATCCGTTGAGCGCCCTCCAGGGAGGGGCACCAGACGACGAACTCGTCGCCGCCCATGCGAGCTGCGATGCGATCCGTGCCCTGTCGGGTGCTCTGTAGCAGGAACTCGGCGAACTCCACGAGCACTCTGTCGCCGTAGCGATGCCCCTCGGGGTGTACGTCCTGGGCCTGCTTGAACCCATCGAGGTCGGCCACGACAAAGAACCCGCCGCGACCTTGGGTGCGCTCCTCGACGTAACGCCGGTTGTGGATGCCCGTGAGCGAGTCCGTGTAGGCGAGCGTGTAGAGCTTGCGGTTGGCCTCGGTCAGTGCCTCGACGGCACGCATCAGTTCAGAGGTAGTGTTGTTCATCATGTCAGAGTCATCGGCCACCCCCGCCCTGGGCCTTTAGTCCTTTTCGGACCAGATCGCGTCTACCACGCCCCACTCGATAGCCGTCTCGGAATCAAAGTAGCGGTCGGTCTTGGCGTCGAACAGTCGCCGCCAGTGTCGGCGGTCTTTGTTGGTGTAGCGAGCCAGCAGCTTGGCGTAGTTCTCCATCATACCCTTTGCCATATCAGCTTCAACAACCAGCTCAACAGGGCGGCCCTCCACATCAGAGACGCGAACATCGTGCAGCATGAACGTCGTGCTTTCCGTGGTGTAGCGGTGGCCCTGCTTTCCGCACGCCACGAGCAGCGGCGCTGCCGACATACACTTGCCCAAGGCGCACGTCACCACGTCACACTTGATCGTGCGCGTCACATCGTGCAGGGCGAACGACTCATCAAGGTGGCCGCCGTAGGAAGAGACATACAGCTCGATGGGCTTGCGGCTGATGTCCGCGAGCATATACAGCCCACGGATAGCCATGCCGATGGTGTTCTCGTCGATGGAGCCGTGCAACCAGATACGCCGACCAAAGATGTCGATGCCGTGCTCAAGCGCAGCCTCGATACCCGCTCTCTGGAACTCGTACCTGTCCTGGTCACTCATACGACGCCATGCGGGCCTTGGCCCGCTTCAGCCAGAACTTGCGCGTGTCTTCGACGCCGCTCGGGTATCGCCCTGTCGCACGGAACGACCAGCCGTTCGCGAAGCACTCGCCCAGCGTGGTATCGACGCCCGTGACGTTGATGGCGCGACGGCCCTTCTCAGCGATCACGAATCCACGGCTCCAGGCGGGGCGGTTGCCCTTGACGTAGTATTTCGCCACCTCGTCGATGACGCCGCCATGCGAGCACGTCCAGCTCATGTGCCGCAGCCCGGAGTTCGGGCCGATGACTTGCTGGAAGCGGTGGACGTGCCCGGAGATGCCCGCTCCGTGACTGCCCTTGGGCAGCCCCATATCCACCCAGTCCAGTAGCTCGGCCATCGCCGGGAACTTGCCGACCTTGGTGCCGTGCGTGACCTGGATCTGCTCCCACAGGGTCGCCCTGGGCACCGCGTCCTCCTGCCCAGGGGGCGCTAGGAACGATCCGCCGTGAGCCAGCTCGATGTCGAGTTCTTCGAGGTTGAGCTGCTTGTCGATCCGCATCGAGCGCAGGTTCGCCAGCGCGGGGTCCGTCTGCGTCAGGTGACGAACGATGCGATCGGTCCAGTGGTTTGAGGCCGTCCAGACGAAGCGCGAGCTAGGACACAGCTCGCGGGCCTCTTCGAGCATGGCCCGGAAGAAGTCCAGCTCGACCTGGAGCCGGGTGCTGAATCCATAGGGCTTCGGATGCGAGCTGATCTCGGAGCCGTCGATGTGGTCGCCGCCCCAGACGATCACGTCAGGCTGCGCGTGGTCGATGAAGTCCAGGAACGCGAGCCAAGTAACCGGGTCCATGAACAGCGAGTGCGTGTCGCTGATGAACGCCAGCAGCTTTGACTTCTCGGTCGCCCGCCGCAGCTCGGGGAACTGATCGACGTAGGGCAGCAGGTAGCGTTGGTAGTACCGCGCATCGTGCTCGCGGCGCGAGTCGAGCGTGCGGACGTGCAGCAGGCGTTGGTCGCCCACCGTGGGCACGAGGCCCGCCATCTGCTTGATGTGCTCGAAGCGCCCGTGTTCAAGAACGAACTCGATGGGGTAGTGCCCGTAAAGCTCGTAGCGCCGTCGAGAGATCGACCGGAACTCGTGGTACGGGTTGGTGTCCTTATCCTCCGCGACCCGCACCACGTCCGCGAGGATGTCTTCGAGCGATGGTGGCGTCTGGGCCTTGCCCGCCCGTTCCCGTTCCAGTCGAGCCTCATCGCGAGCCTTGCGCTCTTTGATCTTCTTTAGCTCGCGCTCGTTCTCGACCACCTCCTCGGGGGCCGAGAGAAACCTGTCCACTGCTGATTCAGCCTTATTTCGTCTCGATGCCAAGACAGTCCCCTGCGTGTTTGAGCACCGCACGCCACTTGTACGGATAGTCAAAATCGCCGCGCACGATGACGTGCTCGGCGAAGGTTCGCCAGGGGACCGTGGTACGCCCATCCTCGCGGCACTGGGCAAAGTAGCGGAGCGCGTCGTCGATCTGCTGTCGATTCGATAGCTGGCAGGTAGCGCACACGCCGCCCCCCTGATGGCGTGCTGCTTCCGGCGAGCGAAGGAATGCTTCGACAGCTTGTTTCGGGTCAGCCATCGTTTGTGATGTATGCGCCCAGGACGGCACGGGGGCCGCCAGCCGAATCAGTGGCGTCTCTCACGTCGATCAGTCCGTGCTCCGCTTTGCAACATCCATCGGCGTCAACGGTAAACCGAAGTCTGACAGCCTCTTGGGCACCAATGGCACGGGACAATCGTACAAGCAGTTCGGCATCCAGGCAAATCTCCACCGTGCGCCCAGATGACGATTCTGCATCTACCGTATCGAGGATAGCTCGAAACGGGGGCAGGTTGCCGGGCCACGGTCGCTCCATGCGGACCCAGGGCTTGTCGTCTGCCCGCTGGGCCTCGACGGCGAAGTCCGAGACGATGGACAGCCTGCCTTCTCCCTTCGTGCCCTGAGACGCCTCCTGGACGGCCTTGGTGGGCAGCAGGCCCGTGGGCGGGTCCTCGTCCATCTCAAGGCGCGGGAGGTCCGCACCGGGCCTCTCGTCGTGTCGTAGGACGGGCACGACTGCCAGCCCAGCTCCGAAGGTGGCGACGAGGTGATCCCCGTGCGCCTGTACCACATCACATTGGTACGGTTCGGTGGGCTTCGGGGCGGCGGCTTCGTGGAGCTTGATTCGTTTGGGCCAGCGCATTAGTCATTCTCCTTGAGTCTGTCGATCGATCTCGCAGCCAGGGGAAAACTCGGCCCCGCGCAAGTCGGCCCCGACCAATCTGGCCTCGCGCAAGTCGGCTGTCGAGCAGCATGGCTTTGTGTGGGTGTCAGAGAAGGGGAGGACCGTTTGGCGATGCACCCAAGATAGCAAGCTATCGGAGGGCATCAACGGTCATCTTGAACTTTTTTTCCGTCCTCGCCTCGGCCAGCTCGACGGGCCACGTTCTGCCGCCCCATCTGCTCCAAGCGGCTCACAGACTTCTTGAGCTTCAACTGGTGCGCCTTCGAGGCCACGCTCTTGACGGTGCGCCCGACCCGTCGAGCGATTTCCAGGTTGTCCGTGTCGGGGTACAGGTCAATCAGCATCGAAAGCTGTTCATGGGTCCATCGCGGCATCCGGCGACCCCTGAAAGCGGCCTTGTCCTTGCCCAACGCAAGAGAGCGGGCCGTATCCTCAATGTGCGAGACCGTGACGCCAAAATACCGCGCCAGCTCGCGGTCGCTGCGTCGTCCGTAAAGCAGCTTGAGCTGCTGCACTTGCTCTTGCGTGAGTTGGTAGGTCATCCTAGAACGGCTCGTAATGGATTGGGTCCTGGTTGATCGTTTCGAGACTCAGGTGCCAGTTGTGCGGTCCCCCGAAGTCGGAGTCGAAGTGCGCTCGCGCTTCTTCCAGAGTAGGCAACCTATAGGCACGGGGCCTGTCAATCGTTCGCTGATCTCCTGTCTCTGTCACCACCATCATCTGCCGCCCAAGCTGAACGCGATTCACTCCATTCGGCAATAGACGCTTTAGCGCCTGTCCCAGCTTGGTCGCGCCGGATCGATAGTGAATGTTATATGTCCGAAGATACTGCACAAAGTCATATGCCAAGTTTGAGCATACGACATAGGGGGGCCAGCCCTCGCCAGGGAAAAGCTCACCATCCAGCAGCTTGGAGTACCACCACTGTTCTTCGGGACTCATTGAATGCACCTGTTGCTGGCGCAGGGCGTCGGTGTGGGGCACGGCCCGCACATCAAAGCCGTCAAGGTCAGTATGCAGCAGGTAGTGGAGCAGGGCCTCCTGGCCCCCGTTCTCCATCTCGTCGTCGATGGCCGAGAAGAAAGCCCTGTCTTGCAGGTTCTCGTCGCTCACTTCCAGCATCAAGAAGCGCCGCTCGTCCGTCCCGGCAGGCACGACCCACTCCTCGTTCGAGGCCATGATGATGTGCAGGTAGTTCCGGGCCGTAATCGCGTTGACGCCCTTGCCCTCGATCATCAGCGTGTCTTCGGTGATAAGCGACTTCAGGATCGACTCGTGCTTCTTGTCGCCCGCGTAGAACGCCTCGTCGGCGAACAGGATCGAGCAGTCCCGCAGATGGGCGTTGAAGCTACCGACGAGGTGCTTGGCATCGACGACCTGGAGGTAGTGCCTGCCGAACAGCCGTCCAAAGGTGTTTGCGAACTTGCCCTTGCCCGCGCCCTTCTTGCCCTTGAGTACGACCGCGACGTGGCCCTGGCGATCCGGGTGCTGCACGGCGGTCGCCATCCAGCCCACCAGGTAGCGGTACACGTCCTCGTTGCCAGAGCAGATATTGCGGCGGCAGTGGTCGAGGAACTTCTCGCACGCCCCTGGGCGAGCCTCGACGGAAAAGCCTTTCCACAGGTTGAAGGCGTCAGGCACGTCGCGACCGGGCACGAACACCACGCGGTCGTACTGCCGCCGCTGCCCGTGGCGAATCCACCAGAGCCCAAGCGGCATCTCCTTGTCCTCGCCCATCGGGATCAGCACGTTCGAGTAGCGGTTCTTGAAGTCCTCGAACGTCTGGTACGAGAGCACCGACCGTCGCATCCCATCGTCGAACGTCTCGCTGATGATGCGGCACTTGCCGCCGATATCGCCGATGACCGCGTGCCGCTCGTTGATCTTGCGGAGCCAGGGGTCGATGGCCTCTTCCTTCGCCCGCTCGATCTGCCGCAGGGCATATCGCTCGGCACGGCGGCCCTGCTCGATGATCGACTCCGCGATGGCGAACTTGGGGTCCGTCAGGACCGAGTAGATCACCGCGTCATCTACGCCCGCCCGCACCAGGGCGCAACAGACGTAGAACACCGCCTCGGAGCGCGACGGGAACCGCTGCGGGTCGTCGGGGTCGTCGCCCTGGACGATGATCTGCTTGCACTGCTCGGGCACGTTGTCGCCCAGATCATCGACGTGCTCTAGGCGCTGGACGTTCTCGCTCTGGATCTGGACGAGGTTGCCCTGAAAGCCCAGGTCGCTGCTGGACTGGACGAGCGGCGCGGGGGTGAACGCCGAGAGCGGATAGACCCGCTCACCGTCGTGGGCGACGACCGCCGCGAGCCGGGCGCTGCGGCCCTTGGCGATCTTGTTCGCGTCTGGGCGGTTGATCGTGCCCGGCAGCCGCATGATGCGGTCCACGTTGTGGCACGCATCGCCGTCGAACAGGATCTCAAGCTGCTGGTTGTACCGCTTGGCCTCCTCGTACTTCGAGGAGCTGCCCTCGATGGGCATCGGCTCGTCGAGCGTCCAGTAGGCGTGGTAGCCCCCGCCGCTGTCGATCACCCATGTAGGGGGCGGAACAGACTCAGGAAGCCGCTCCGTCAACAGCTCCAGCGCCCGCGCCCTCTCGACCTCTAGCTCTTGCCCAGGGCGCGGGTCGATATCGACGTGCAAGAAGGCCAGGGCTGCGATGTCCTCGCGCTCGGCCTTCTTGCGAACAGGCTTCAGCGTCGGGTTGACGCTGAAGTAGATGTTGTGATCCTGGCCCCTGCTCTCCAGCCACGCCAGCGCATCGTCAACTTCCGCTGTCGCAAAGGAGCGAGTCTCGATGCTCTTTTTGTCGGGCTTGATTGCGGTGAGAACCCAGTAGCCAGCAGGCCGGAACGCCTGAAGGAACTCAATGGAGGCGCGGTAGTTGGGAATCATTCGGCATCAGGCTGTGGCGCGTGCCGACGTAAGGCCGCACCAAGTTCGCGTTTCATGTTGACCTGGGTACACCACGCAGCGCAGGCGACACGCTCCAACTCACGCCGAGGCACGCGCCCAAGGTGTTCCGCAGCGACAGGACCCGTGAATAGTAGCCAATCAGTCCGCACTTGCAACAACAGGAAGACGGCTCCTCCCTTTCGCCATCGCTCGGTCAGGAAGAGGCGCTGTTGCGGCGTGAAGTGCGGAACAGAGACTCTGGATCGCTCCTGCGCGGGCCATCGCGGCAGCCACTTCAGCTCGATCCATCCGTCGATGTAGTTGAGGTCCGGCGTGCCGGGAAGGCAGGGGTTCTCCACCGCAAAGCCGTCAAGGCCCCGGAGCGCCTTGACGACCTTTCCCCTCATCGCCGACTCGCTCACAGAGTTGATTCAAACAGGTTGGCGTGGAAGCCGTACGGGTGTGCAACCGCGTCGATGTTCTCTACACGGATCAGGTAGGCCGTGGACGCCGCCAGAATCCACTCCGTGAAGCCACCGCCGCCTTCGCCGCCAGATGCGTGAGGACCGCCGCCGCCCAGTACCAGCTCCTCGTCAATCTTCGTGCCGTCTGCCGACAGGGTGGGCGTGTGCGTCACCGTCGAGAGCAGGGTGTTCGAGGACGACCTGTTCTTGTTGTAGGCCGTCAGGGTCGTACCCGCTGCCGTGATCGTCGGGCCTTCAAAGATTTGCAGGAGGCCGTTGCCGCCACCTGAGATCGAGAAATCGAGGTGGACCTTTGAGGTGCCCGTCTGGATCAGCACCTCTAGCGTTCCGCTCGAAGCGATGGACTGATCCACGAAGGTCACGTCGAACAGCCTGCCACGGTGGACGTTGGCGCTGATCGACGGCTCGATGACCAGCGCCTCGTTGATGGCGTCAACATCTACTGTTGCGCCATCGCCATCGAAATCACGAATCAGGACTTTTCCAGCCATTACTCAAACCTCGCTTCTTGCGGTGTGTCTTCTTGGTTCTGGTACTTACCGTCGTAGGGCTGCTCGGTGGGCTCATCGAGCTGGTGACAGACGATCTGCGCGATAGGATCGCCAGGGGTAAGCACGACGGCTGCTTTGCCGTGATTGGTGATCTCTAGCGTGAGATAGCCCTTCCAGCCGGGTTCGATCACCGTGTTCTGCACGGCGATACCCTGCCGCGCCCAGGTGCTCTTGTCGTGGACAATGCCCAGCACATCGCTGGGCATATCGAAGTGCTCCAAGGTCACGGCCAAGATGAAGTCGCCCGGATACAGCGTGACCTGTTCCTTCAGAGAGACACGCACGTCATACCCAGCCATCGAGAGGCCATACGACATCCCGTTGTGCTTCGTGCGTTCGTGGAACGGCGTGAAGATGCCGCGCTTTCGGATGCTCTGTCCCGACAGGATCATTTGATGTCTCCCCAGTTGGGGCCAACTTCGATGTCAACACGGTGCGGCACGTTGCAGGGTACGCACGTCCGCATGATCTGGGCGAGGTGTTCCGCCTCGTCCCGGCTGTAGATGGTCAGGTCCAGTTCGTCATGGACCTGGAGCTGCAAGTTGATGCCCGCCTCGTGGGCCAGCACCATCGCCTTCTTGGTCTGGTCTGCCGACGAGCCCTGGATCAGACGGTTGAGCGCCTTGTGCGTCCAGTCGAAGCCCGACCCCTCAGCGGCAGCCGGGAAGTGGCAGCGACGGCCCAGAACAGTACGGATGTAGCCGCGCTCCTTGGCGACCTTCTCTGCACGACGCGACAGGTCACGGATGAAGGGCACCTTCGAGTCGAAGGTGTCGAGGAGCTGCTGCCCCTCGGGACCAGCGCCCTCGTACTGCCGCCCGTCCCGTGTCTGCCTCCACTCGGTCGGCAGGCCCAGCGACTTGCACAGTTTGCCGCCGCCCATCGAGTAGCAGAGCCCAAGGTAGATGGTCTTGGCGTTGCCCCGGTGCTGCTTGCGCTCCTTGGGGCTCCACGAGTCCCACTGCTCCTGACCGTGGATCAGGATGGTCATCATGTCGTGGTTGTCCGTCTTCGGGTCGTGGCGGTAGCGTTCCGCCGCCTCGCGGGCTCCTCGGCAGTTCGCCATCTCCGCAAAGTGAACCAGCCACCTGGGCTCTTGCTGCGAGAAGTCGAGGCACGCCCACTCACCGCCCTCGTCGGGCAGGTAGATCGAGCGCCACAACGGCCCAAGGACAGGATCGCGAGCAGGCTGGTTCTGGAGGTTCGGGTCGGAACTCGACAGCCGCCCAGAGACCGTGCCCTTCGCGTCGCCGCTACCGTCTGGGGTGCTGCGAAGCTGATGGAACGTCGTGTGGATGCGCCCGTTGACCTGATGCTTGCGGATTGACTCCACGAACGTCGTCCGCACCTTGTTGTATTTCTTGGCCGCGATCAGCGCATCGGCTGCCGGGTGCTGGAGGCTTTGCAGTGTGGCACTTTTCAGCTCGACCTGTCCCGTCTTTGTCCTGGGCAGCGTGCCCACGGCGGCTTCGAGCGCAGGGCCGATGACCGACGATCTGTTGAGGTCCTCAATCGTGACTTTGTGCCCAGTCAGGCGCGAAAACTCGGCCAGCGAGTCTGCCTCTTCACGCAGGGCCTTGGCCTCGACGAGATCGAGTTTGCTCAGGTCGATCTTCACGCCGCGTCGGCGCATCGCCAGCAGTGCGGGAAGGCAGCGGCTTTCGAGGTCGTACAGGTCCCACAGGCGCGGCCCATACGGGTCGGCAGCGTCCTCAGCCTCGATGCGCTTCTCCTGCACGTTGATGAGCTGGAGCGGCAGCCTCGCATCCATCTCCGCATAAGGCCCGACGTGACGAGCGGGGAGCTTCCACATCTCGGCCTTCGGATCGACGTTGAACATCTTGGCGGCTGCCTGGAGATGCGTCTCATCCTTGCCGGGGAAGCCGTTGTATTTCGCCACGTTGTTCAGCGAGTAGCTGCGCTGAAGCTCGTCGAGCAGCGGCTCCGCGATCTGCACGTCGCGGAAGAAGCGAGGCTCGAACACAATGCCCAGCTCCGCGAGGTAGTCGAGATCATACGGCAGGTTCGCGCCCACAATGTCGCCACGGAACACTGCCGCCTGATCCTTGAGGTATTGGATGACGTGCTGCGCGTCGAGGTTGTCGCCGCCCTGATGGGCGATGGGCAGATAGTACGCGGGCGCGTGCTCCAGATCAGCTCGCGTGTCTTCCGGGCGCTGGATCGCGAACGAGATGCCCGTGACGAAGCCACGACGACGGACCCCGATCCCAGTCTTCTTGAGATCGGGGTCACACGTCTCGATATCGACGGCAACGCGCATGGCCCCCTCCCATGAAGGGAGGTTGGCAATGGTCGGCGGCGTCCAGGTCGAGTTCGGCAGGTACAGGGGTAGCTGAACCATCAGACGGGAAACTCGTCAGGGGTGCGCGTCCAGACGTGCTCGTCCACGAACTCCGCAAGCTCTTGCGGCATCCGGTTGTTCTGGAGCCACACGACCGTCTTGGCGAGCGTCGTCTGGGCGTTCTGGTTGCCCATCGCAATCTGCTCCTTGGCCCAGAGGTGATACTCGACCACATCGAGGCCCACCAGCCAGAACCGCTCCAGCTCGTCAAGCTGGACGGTCCAGCCCAGGCGCTTCGAGACGCGGGCCTCGACTTGCGCCAGCCGCTTGCCGAACTCGCCGTCCGACAGCTTCGCAGGCTGCGGGATGTCGCCAGTCCATCGCTCCGCGAGATCGTGGAACATGACCGCCAGCATCAGCTCTTTCGAGCAGTCCGGGTACAGCGTGATCAGGAGGGTCAGCATATCGAAAGAATGCTGACCCACCGTGTAGCTGCCGTGGTGCGGCATCGTGTGCGACCGCTCCACCCGTGACGCCTCGCGCAACCGCTGCACGAGCGTTGTCATCGGGGTGATGTCGGTCATTCGCACTCTCCTGTGATTCGACATGATGTTGCCTCCTCTGCTTTGGCTTTCAGAATCCCCATGCGCTTGCCGCCGGGGTTGAAGGTCGTACAGCCTTTTGCGCCACCTTTCCAGGCACGCACATATAGCCCTTTGAAGTCTTCCCACGGCATCTCCGGTGATACGTTGCACGTCTTCGAGACCGCCGAATCGACGAACTCCTGGGCACAGCACAGCACGTCAACGTGCTCTTGGGCCGTCACCCTGTCTGCCGTCTTGCCCCGGACGCCAAAGAACTTGGCCCCGTAGTCCTCGATGGTGTAGTTGACCGCGCCATCGAACTCCTGGACGGTGCGCTCGACCGACAGCGCGAAGACGGGCTCAATACCCGACGAGACGTTATCGGCTGCCAGCGAGATCGTGCCCGTGGGCGCGATAGAGGTCAGGTGCGAGTTTCGGATCCCGTGCTTGCGGATCAGATCGCGCACATCCTCGGGGAGCGTCTGCACGAACTCGCCCGCGAGGTAGTCCTCCGTGACGAACTCGGGGAACGCGCCGCGTTTCGCAGCAAGCAGGGCCGAGGCGCGGTAGGTGCTGTCGCGCAGGATAGTGAGGATCTTGCGCTGCACCTCAAGGTACGGACCCGTGCCGTACTCGTAGCCCAGCGCCTCGATGGCGTTCGCCATGCCCGTGACGCCCAGGCCCATGCGACGCTTGGACTTCGCCTCTTTCTCCTGCTCGTAAAGCGGGTAGCGGGCCACGTCGATCACGCGATCCATCGCTGCGACGACAGGCGCGATGTCCTTGGCGAGCCCAAGGGAGTTGAACTCGAAGATGTCGTGGTTCCGCACGACGTACTTCGTCATGTTGAAGCTGCCCAGGAGGCACGCACCGAACGGCGGCAGTGGTTGCTCGCCACACGGGTTCGTGGCGACGATCTCCTCGCAGTAGCGCAGGTTGTTCATCTCGTTGATGCGGTCGATGAACAGCACGCCGGGCTCGGCCCAATCCCAGGTCGAGCGCATGATCTTGTCCCACAGGGCGCAGGCGCGAACGGTGCGGTAGACCTGTCCTCCGAAGCGCAGCTCAAACTCTGCGTCGTTCTCAACCGCAAGCATGAACTCGTCGGTGACGCCGACCGAGACGTTGAAGCCCGTCAGCGAGGTCGCGTTCTGCTTCGCATGGATGAACTCCTCGATGTCCGGGTGGTCCACGCGCATCACGCCCATCTGGGCACCACGGCGATGACCCGCCGACGCGATGGTCTGGCAGATGGCGTTGAAGATGCCCATGAAGCTGATCGGCCCCGAAGAACGCGAGCCCAGCTTGCGGATCTCGGAGCCACGAGGGCGCAGCGTCGAGAAATCGTAGCCGATGCCGCCGCCCATCTGCATCGTGCGGGCGGCCTGCTTCGCGCGCGACATGATCGACCCCTGGCCGTCCGTCAGGGAGTCCTCGATGGTGCCCGAGACGTAGCAGTTGTACGGAGTGGTGTCCCTGCTCGATCCAATGGCGCTCTGGATCCGTCCACCGGGCAGGAATCGCTGGCTGAGGAGGATGTCCCGGAACGTGTGGAAGTCCTCCTGGTCCGTCAGGGCCGCCGCTACGCGGTTGGCGTACTCACGAAAGCTCTCCCCCGGAGTGCGGTACTTGTCGGCGTGGAGATTGTCAGCGAACGGTGTTTGCGGGCCTTCGGTCATTGGATCAAGGTGAGTTGGTCGGCTGCGCGGGTGATGGCGGTGTATAGCCACTTCGACGACTGTTCGCGGAAGCAGTGCGACTCGTTCACAATCGCCACTTTCCCCCACTGTGACCCCTGGGCCTTGTGACAGGTGACGGCGTAGCCGAAATCGAAATGTTCGGCTTCACGCATCTCGTAGAACGGAATGTCGTCTTGTCGGTCCTCGAAGTAGTGCCGAAAGGCTACCACATCAAAGGTGTACGGATCATCACTGTCGAACGAATGGACCCATAGCTTGATCCGGTCATCATCCAGCACCTCGCAGTCGTCAACGACCCATTGTGAGCCGTTCAATAGCCCGCTGTTGCGATTGTTGCGAAGACAGACCAGCTTGTCGCCAGCCACCGGAAGCCCAGATGCAAAGCCCTTGACAGTCTCGCGGATCATGTGGTTGATCGTGCGCCGTGTGGCGTTACGCCCCACAATGATTTGGTCGTGGGCTGCCAGCTCCTCAATGCCCAAGGTGCCCTTCTCCACGACCCTGGAGTCACCGTAGCTCCCATAGGCGATGCGCTCGCCGTTCCGCACGGAGGTCGCCATGCTGACGATGGGGCTGCCCTCTGCCTGCCGGTGAATCTCCGTCAGCATGATGTCGGGCTCCGCGTCGGTGAAGTACCCGCCATCCTTGACCGGGGGAAGCTGGGCAGGGTCGCCCAGCGCGAGGATGCGCGTGCCGTACTCCAGCAGATCCTCGGCGATCTGCCTGCCGACCATCGACACCTCATCGAGCACGACGAGGCTGGCGTGACGCACGGGAGACTCCAGGTTGCGCGTGAACGTGGGCCGCTTGAGGTTGTCTTTCTCCTCGGCCAGCTCGGCAGCGATCTCGCGCCTCCTGTCGGCGTCCTGCTCCGCGTTCAGGTCGGCCTGGAGCTGTGCCAAACGCTCCTGACTGCGCTCACGCGGCAGGTAGATCATCTGGTGGATGGTCATCGCGTTCTCGCAGCCCTTGGACTGCAAGACGAGCGCGGCCTTGCCCGTGTATGCGCCGAAAAGGACTGGCCCAGATACCTCTGAAACGAGGTGCTGCGCGAGCGTCGTCTTGCCCGTACCGGCGTAGCCGAAGAGGCGGAAGACCTGTTGTTCACCATCCTGGAGCCACGAGCGGACTCCCTGGATGGCCTGTTCTTGCTGGGGCGACCAGGAATGCAGTGTCGAGAGCATCCCTAGTCCTCCCTCTCCGCAACACACGCAGCACAACGACGACAAGGGAATGAGCCATCATTCGTCTGCTGTGGGCTGTAGCACGTCCAAGTAGCATCGTATGGCGCATCGCTGCTCTTGAGTTCCGCAACAATCGCCGCCTTGCTCAAGCTAATCAACGGCGTATGTACCGCAACGCCGGGAAGCGCAGTCCAGCTGCATCGAGCATGTCGGTTATCTCTTCCGTCTTCGTTACCACTCCTTGACCCACCTGTGGCGGCGATTGCCACTCTTCCAGACCTTGTTCATCGGAACTCTCTTCCAACCAAATGACTCCATGTGCTCCCTCTCACTTCCGAGGTCACACACCCTGTGGACGAAGCGGATAATCTCGGACCTGCCCGCCAACTGGATCCCTTCTTTTCGCGTACCGCCATTGGAGTAGACGGACCTTCGGCTTCCGCTGGCGTCGATCCACTTCTGGCTCATGCGACTCCCGTCTCGGCTCATGCCCGCACACTTGTATACGTTGCCACAGTGGCCCTCTCCCACATCAGCATAGGTCACGACGACAGGATATCTTCCGCGATCAATGCCGTTCTTCAGAATCCACCTCAAGGGCTTCGAGATGTGCCAGTTTCTCTCAGACTTAGGTACAGCGACCATGCGCGACAAACTGGTAGCCCCTTGAGGTTCGCCAGGACTAACGGCCTTTGCGGAACCGTAAGGGGGGGGCTGGAAGATCCAGGCAGCTACGACCTGGGAGTTCGAGTCGCGGCACACCCACACATGACCTGTAGAACCCATACTCTTGTAGGGGTGATACTTATCGATCAGATCCCGCACACTATCGAAAGTTGACGGTTCGGGCAAAGGCCACTTCCTATCCATCATACGCTCCACTCGTCAGATGCTTCTCTGGTGCCAGCGAACTCCTGATCACCACCCACGCCACTCATCGCCAGCAGGTCGGCGGCGGTTCTTGTGGTGTTGTTCACAGCGCGTCTCATCTCCTCGAAACCAGCCCGTGCCATCGCACGACTCGACTGCGTAATGAAAAAAAAGTGCGGGCCTTTCACCCGCTCGGCTGCCTAGCAGCTTGGAGGGTAGTCTCAGAAAACGGTGTCGTCGCTGCTCTCAGCAGCCACGCCGTCCTGCGAGTCGTAGGCGATGTTGGCCGAACCCGCCATCACATCGTCCTTGAAGTGCCGGGCAGCCTCAAGCAGCGCGGCCTGCGGCCCACTGGGGTCGATCAGCGACGGCAGCACGCCGTTGCGGAAGACCGGATCGCCTTCGGGCTGGTTCACCGGGCGAAGAACCCAGTTGTACCAAGTGCCTTCGCTGTTGGACTGCTCCTCGGTGCTGACGCGCAGACGGTGAGCAAACAGCGGAGCACCAGGGAACTTCCGAAGCTCGCCAATCGACTTCTTGTAGGGCTGGATGCCCGACGACGTGAACGCGAGCATGGCGAAGCCAGCGGGCACCACATCGTCCGAGTCTGCGAGCATCATGCACGCGAGGTAAAACGTCTCGACCAGCTCATGCCCCTCGGGGGTGATGAGACGGCCCTTCTCGTTCTTCTTGCACTGGGCAACCACGGGATCGTGAAGCCCACAGCGACCGACGAAGCCGCCGCCTTGGCTGCGGGGACGCCACTCGACGTACAGGTGCTCGGTGATGCACGGCACGATCACGATGTCCTCGTGCAGCTCGCGGGTCACGGTGTCGAGCAGGAGGCCCGGCTCCGCGCCGGGGATCTTGGAGTCCTTCTTCGCAACCTCGGGGCTGAGGGCCTGGAGGATGCGGATGAAGGGTACAGCCTGATCGGCTGCGGTCATGTTCTCCATGCCCTCCCCCGCCATCTCGCCGAAGTCGAAGGGCATCGCCACAGCGCCAGTGGAAGAGGGGGTGGTGGCGACCGCCTTGGTCGCAGAGTCTTTTCTCGTAGTCATGTCAAAATCCAGGTTATGCAGCGCCCACTTTTACGGCTGGCGGTGCGGTGAGCCGCGTCACTTCTTCGGTGACTTCACCTCGGCCTTGTCGTAGGTAGACGCGCCGAAGATGTCCATCGGAACCCGATTCGCCGGGTCGGCGAGCAGCCGCCGCAGCAGCGCCCGCAGGGAGCTGGACTCTACCTTCCGGCGAGCGCCCACGCTCATGTCTTGTGCTTGCAGCTCCTCCATGAGCTGCTGGGCCTTGTCGTCCTCGCCCATCGCGAAGGCAACCTCGACCGTGCGCTTGATGAGGCCGCCCTGTCCGTTCTGCTCCAGCCAGCGGAACGCCTCGGTCTCCCGTGCCTTCGGGATCGACGCTCGCACGTCGGACTTGATCTTGACCTTGTAGCCCGACGTGGTGGTGAACTCAGCCATGCCCGCTTCGCGCATAGCCTCGGGGATCAGATGCTCCTCGTAGTGGCGCACGCGCTTCATGCGCTCCTTGTATTCGGCTTCCGCTTGGGCAGCATCCACCTGAGCATCCAGGTAGGCATCCACGGCGTCGGTGATCTTGCGGAGCTGATCGACCGTCGGGCCGTCGGTGTAGGCCGAGAAGTCGGGTAGTTGGTCAGTCATTAGTCGTTGGTCCAGATCATCTCGGGACTCTTCTTGTTCTGGCATGTCCTCGCGTCCAGGAGATACTCAAACGGAAGCCAGTCGGCATCCTGCCCCTCGCACACGATGACTTGCCCAGGGAGGGCTCGGCACCACGCGCCGAGTCGCGCGTAGTCGATGTCGCGTTCCTTGTAACAGTATCCCTTGACGCGGTACGGCGGATCAACGTACCACGTTGCCGGGTTGCCGACCTCGATGTCCTCGTAGGACCCGTGCAGCACTCGCCAGTGACGGATGGCGTGGAGCTGGGACGCGATGCGTTGACGACGAGCCGAGTTCCAGAACTTCACTGAGTTCGGATTGGCTCGTGTCCACGACGAAATCTTGGAACGCGGTGTGAAGTCCGCGCCACCGATACAGAACCCCATCAACCAGCGCGCTTCCTGCGGAAGCTCAGGGATGTCGTCGATCTGCACTCCGTCAGGCACGTCCGGCAGCGCGAGGATCTCTTCCTCGCTGACTCGGATCAGGTACGACCAGATCGCCGCGAGCACGTCGTACTTCTCCACGAGAAGCACGTCGCGGTCCGGGTAGCGCAGACTGTAGCCAGCGGACCCGGCGAACGGTTCGACGATGGTCGAGTAGCGCGGCGCCGGGTACTTCGGCGCGATGCGCCACTTGCCGCCGTAGTAGGAGAAGAAGGGTTTTAGGGTCATGGGGGTTAGATCCAGTTTCGCAGGTCGTCGCCTTGAACGGTAGCCGCCATCTCGAACTTGTTTCGGAGGGCGTCGATGATCTGCTCGTCCACCGTGTCCTGGGCACAGAGGTCGATGATCTGGACAGGATGTTCCTGCCCAATGCGGTGGGCGCGGTCCTCGGATTGGAGGCGCTTCGACAGCTTGTAGCTGTTGTTGAAGTAAACAACCGTCTTCGCACAGGTGAGCGTGATGCCCTCTGCTCCCTTGGCAGGGTTGGCAACGAAGACGCGAGCCTCCCCTCTCTTGAAGGCATCGACGGCCTCACCGGCCTCGGCCTCCGTGCATTGACCGTCGTAGCGTACAGCGTCCACCTTGGCATCATGCAGTGCCGCGAGGATGTGGTCAATGTCGTATCGGTACTTTGCCCAGACGATCACTTGCTGGCCGTCTGCCTCGTCCAGCACGTTCAAGAGCGCGTCGATCCGAGGGTTCTTGTCGCCCAGCGGCACGAGCTGCTGCTCGTCCGTGTCCGGGTCCTCGGTGGGCAGGTAGCCCGACGTGACTTGTTGCAGGCGAAGGCGCATGGTGATCGCGAGCGCGGCGGTGATCGGCTGCCCGTCGATCCAGGTCAGCATCTCGTCGCGAAGCTCGGTGTAGGCCCGCCACTGGGCGGGGGTCATCTCAAAGTAGCGTTTCGAGTAGAGCTTCGGAGGCAAATCCAAGACATTTTCTTTCAGGAGCCTCGATCCATACCGTGCCACCACCTCGTTCAGCATCGGAAGGTTGCGGAAGCGGACCAGCTCGGGGAACTGCCTGCCGTTGCCCAGTTGGCGCGTCTGCCAGACGCCGAACGTGGCCTTGAACGCCGAGTAGTCGCCGCAGCCGACGCTGTTCCAGGCTTTCTCGTCCAGCCACTTGATCTGGGTGTAGACATCGAAGGGCTTGTCATCGACGACTGTGCCCGTCAGGATCCGGCGATAGGGCAGGTACTTTGCCAGGGCCATGATGCGCTTCGTGCGCTTGGCCCCCGGCGACTTGATGTAGGGCGATTCGTCGAGCACGCCCATACACTGACGGTCCTCAACGAACCGCCTGATGAACTTCGCGCCCTTGTCCGTCATTATGCCGTTGTAGGACATACAGACGACAGATAGCCCCCTATGGGCAAGCACGGCTGCGGCCTCGTCGGCGTGGGCCTTGTTGCCCGCCTTCGAGGTCATCCAGTGCATGACACGCATCTGGTCCTGCACCTCGTCGGGCATATGGGTGGGTAGTTCGTCCACCACCCAGTTTCGGTGGACCCCGTTAGGGGCGAGGACGAGGAGCCCGCGAATGGCACCCTCTTGGTAGAGATGCGCGGCGGTGTCGATGCACGGCTTGGTCTTGCCGCATCCCATCTCCCAGAACAGCCCACGGGCCGCTAGGTCGCGGGAGTGGTGGTACTCGTCGAGCTGGTGCGCGTAGGGGGTGGTCTTGAACTTCACGCTGTCAGAAATCGAGGGTAGAAAAACCCGGACCCCAGAGAGATCCGGGCCGGTAGCCCTGCGCCATGCTACCCCCTCATGGCGGTCCAGGCCACCTGATTGTGGCGTTCTGCTAGTCCCCGACCGGAAAGGTCGGGACTACAAGGTCTGCGTTATCCTCGTTACGGGCACGCATGAGGTTGACCCAGGCCCGAACCTCGGTTCGGAGTTTTGCCCCATCAGCCTCCACTCGGCCTTCAATCTCTCGGAGCCGAGAGTCGATCCGGATTTGCAAGCCGTCGATTCGAGCATCAAGCGTGCGAATCGAGTAGTCGATCGCTAGGAGCTGTGAGTTGAGCGCAACAGCTCCACCTGAGATCGCCACAATCAAAGCTACCGCGACCCCCACTGGAAGCCAGACATTCTTGGGTGTCGCCAAATAGGTTGCTTCTTCGTGCTCAATCATCAGACATAAAGGACCGCATAGCCGTCCGTGCCGCCGCTGGCCGCCGTCATGGTGAGTAGTTTGAGACTACCAGAAACAGAGCTTTGATGCCTGATCTCAATAGTATCTCCGATACTCACTCCCGAAATCGAGCCGACTGTCGCACCAGCGGCAATCAGGGTTGATGAGCCGCCCCCATTGAGCCGATAGGTCACGTTCCCCGTCGCGAAGCTGCTGGAGAGCGTGAAGGAGTGGCTTCCGGCAGCGTCCGCCGTGTAGGACGCCGACCACTCCAAGGTATCAAGGGCACCAAAGTTGAAGTCGCCCGTGAGCGCCGATGTGACCGTGAAACTGTGCTCAAGCTCGTACAGGCTCGTGTAGCTCGTCCCCTCGAAGTCATGCCGCGACCGCAGGCGGAACTCGAGCTCCGTCGGCAAAACTCCGTCGGTGGCCTTAAGGATCTCAAGGCGGGGGACTTCGCCACTCGCGGCCGATCCGAGGTCATAGGTCAGGAGGGTCGTCGGAGTGCCCGAGGGGTCGTCGATCACGACGACCTCGTGCGTCGTGTTGTTGATGGTCGGGAAGTCCGCGTAGAGCGTCGCCGCGTCGGTGAGGAGCGACTCGACCTCGTTCCCGTTGCGGAAGTCCCGACGGATGAAGTCCATCGGGATCCCGTCAGCTTCTCCGGTTCCGCCGGCCTCGAGCGAGACGGATGCCGGATAGCTCAGGCTGTTGATCTCCCAGGCCGTCGGCGGATACGGGCGCCGCGTCCGGTTCTGCATCGAGAAGGAGATGGCGGTCGCATCGCCCTCGGCAACCGTGTCCGAGTAGTTCCGAGGCAGCAGGAGCACGTCCACGTTGTGACCCGCAGGGATCGACTCGTTAGAAGTGTTAGCACCAGTGAACGCGAAGTAGACCGGCGTTCCAGCGGCGTGCTCACCTTGGACGGAATCCAGCGCGCCCCGATAGACGTTGAGGAGATCGACTTCCGTGCCGGATCCGGCGACGGCATAACTCACGAGCATCCACTCGTTGCCAACAAGGACCAGGCCGCGCAGACCGATTCCCATTTCTTCCGCAGTTGGTGCATCAGCACTCGCGTTCGGAAGGGTGGCGAGTAGCGTAGCTTGCCCGTCCGGCGTCGAGTCGATCGTCAGGTTCGAATCGAGAGCGGTGGACGAAGGAGTCAGGGCATCGGCGAGCTCGCCGATCTTGCAGAAACCGTAGCAGGTTCCGATGTCCGAGTACGCTCCCGAAGGCGTGCCGGCCGAGTGCCGCGCACGAATGATGAACTGCGAGGCCACGCTCTGCTGCCTGGCGAAAGCGTACACCTTATCGTCAGTCGGCCCGTTGCCGAAGAGGTCGCGTGCCGTGATTGCACGCGGCGCCTCGATGGCGACCTGTTCGGCAACGGGGAACGGCTCGAGGTCATCCGTCGGCGGTTCCCATGCGGTGCCGGGAGGAGGTCCGAAGCCGCCAGTCGTGGCGCGGAAAACGTCTTCCACGAGGTCGAAGGTGATCTTCCCATCGGCCAGGCTCCCACGGTCGATCTGCTTGACCCGCATGACGAGTTCGTCGACCACCAGCCCACCGCTCGTGAATGAGAGCTTCACCGGGTCGAGCGGGTTGATGAGGTAGGTGCTCCGATCAGCCACGACGCGCGCCTGGGCGAGCGGACTCGACAAGGTGCGGATGTCGCGCCACGCGATGTTATCGGCGAGGGTCGGATCCTTGACGCCAGGGAAGAAGTCCGAAGCGCCGATCTGGCGCCCGTTCTGAATCGTCAGGTTCGCATCGTTCTGAGCCGTAGCGCTCGTCCTCTTGTAGTCGTCGGCACGATCGACGAAGCCGGCCTTGTAGATGTTGACCGTCTCCTGCCATGTGCCACGGGTGAAGACCTCGACGCTGATGACGTTCTCTCCGAGCTCGAGGTGCGGGATCGTCGCAACGTCGAAATCGTCTCGGGCAAGGTTGATCGACCACTTGCCAAGTCCGAGGTCGTAGTAGATCACGCCGTCGATCTGCTCGCTGACTCGCTGGATCATCGCGCTGATCGGCTCCTCTCGGTCGACGATCATCGAGAAGCCGTTGCCCTCGGTTCGGAGGATTTCGGCCGCAGCCTCGAAGCTCGCGGTGTCGATATCGGTCGAGGAGATGCCCATGCCCCACCGCTGATTCGTCATGCACTCGTAGATGACGTTCATCGGGTTAGCGTCGAGCTCGTTCACGTAAGGATCGGCCAGGCCCAGCCCATTTGCATCCGCGCTTGCGATGCGCTGGACCTCGGCAAACACGCCCTCGATGCTCGTCGAGTTGCCGACATAGTGGCGGCGCTGAATAGTCGGATCCACGAGGTCGAGATCCTGCGGAGCGAGATAGGCGTAGCCCCTATACGCCGGCATCACGCCGGACTCGCTGATGAACTGCGCGAGGTAAGTCGAAGCGGACTGCGACGAGTTGCCATCGAAGACCTGGAAGGTTCCCCCGTATCCGCCTGATCCGAGGTCGTCGCCACCAAAGAGATCTGGCTTGTTGATGGTGATGGTGTCGCCACCCGCGAACAGAGATGGTGACGCATCCGCAACCAGATTGTCGCCAATCCACAAGCGGCGGAACCCGTCAATCTGCCCCTCGCAGAACACGAGCTGCACGCCCATGTAGTAGCGGTATCCCTTGATGAACTCCTCCTTCGACCACAACCCAGTCTGAACTTCCTCGATGATCGGCTCTTGATAGAGGTCCCCATACCATACGACGTTAGGACCCTTGATCTTGACGGTGCCCCAGAGGAGAGGAACGCGACGATCCTCGCTCGCCGTCGGGAACTGGAAGTCGCCGATGCCCGAGGGCTTCGCGTCCTTGAGGTCTGGCTTCGGCCGCAAGACCTCCATCAGCACCGTGAAGAAGGCGTAGAGGAAAAGGGTCAGCCAGAAGCCCACTACTGCACTCCGTCGGTGAAGGGGTTGCGCGTGGGAACCGCGTGGAAGCCGCGGAAGTTTGTCCCCTGCGCGAACTTGGAAACGCAGACCGGGAGAGTGTGCGCGCAGCCGGCGCGGAGCGTGACTAACGTCGGCGTCTGCGGGAATGTCGTCAGGAGCTCGATCGTGTTCCCGACGTGCGAGATCACCATGCGGTGATCGCTGTCGCCGTCGATCGACGCGCGACCCGCCTGAAACCATCCGTCAGGGTAAGCGGCAGCACCGGCCACCGTGAGCGTCCGGCCCGAGGACGACACCACGGAAGCGTTCTCGAGGCGGTTCGCCGAACTGTTAGGGTCCGCCTGGCAGTAGCCCTCGTAGAGCACGTTGTTGCATTGAGACTGGTAGCCGTCGATCGGCATGGTCCGCCCTGATGCTGCGATGCGCGGCCTTGCCGTCGTCTTCGCCCGGTGCCCGTTCTGCGTGAACTGAACCGACTCTACCGCGCCCTCGAAGAACGTGCGGAGCTCAGGAGTCGGTAGGTCGTCGCGGTGATAGCGCGCCACGGTGACGGTGACGAGCTTGCCCGGCAAGGTCTGCGCGTAGTTCAGGACGAAAGGGTCATCGCCAGGCAGCTCGATCTCATACTCCTGCGGAGTTTGCTCGCCGGCCTTGGTCTTGCCGGACTTGATCGCCTTCGGCGTATAGGTGTTGCCAGCCACGGTCACTTCGTCCTCGGCCGAGGTGTACCGATAGGGAATGTCTGAACCGATCTGGAAGGTATACACCTCGACCGGCTGGCCGCCCTCCGCGCTGACCTCGAAAGCGTCGAAGGTCATTCGAGAACTCCCCGCACTCCTGCGGTGAAGCGAGCGGCACGGCCGCCTCGCTGATGTTGGATTCGGATGGTGTCCGAATCGAATCGGACCTTCTGCAAGAACATGATGCGAGCCACGTCCTCGATCGCGACATCACTCGGCCAGGTGTCGCCGAGCGTCAGCGTCTCAGTCGATCGGTCAGGAGCCTCGCTTGCAGATGTGATCGTTCGGTCGTAGGTCGTTCCGTCGTTGAGCTCGACTCGGAGCGCGGCGTTCGGCTCCTGCACGTTGACATCCTGGAGGTAGCCCGACCAGAAAACCGTCATCTTGTCGCTGCCGCTAACGAGGGCATCGCTCAGGACCAAATCCTCGCGGAAGGTCGGAAGGTAGAACGAGATGTGCCGGCCCCCGAGTGCGTGGAGGAGGCGCCGCACATTCCATCGAGCCTCGGGACCTATCGCGAAAAAGGACTTCGAGCGCGTGTTACGGGATCGCGGCTCGAAGGGCGTGATGTAGCGCACGCCGGTCTGCGAATCGACCTCGTAGAACGTCGTGGCGAGGCCGTCCCGAGTCGTCGTGCGCTGGGCATTGAAGTCGTCGAGGAGCACTTTCCCATTGAACGAAGAGAAGGCCGACGTTTCAGCGATGTCCACATCATTGTCGAGCACCTCGAAGTCGATGTTGAGCTCCCCGAGGTTGACCGGATAGCGCGCTCCCTCGAGGTTCGGGCGCAGTCGCGCCGGGACGACAGGAACGACGCGGGCGCCGACGGGATAACTCGCCGACAGGCCCGAGGCCAGCGTCAGCGTCGTCGAGGTCAGGGAGTTGATCGTGCGGATCTCATAGTCGCCATCGGGCACGAAGATCAGCACGAGTCCGTCGACGCGGTAGTCCCGGAACTCGGTCGAGTTGACCGTGATCGTGGAGCTGCCGGCCGAAGCAGCGACCGCGAGCCGAACTTCGTGTTCCCACAACGGGCATCCCCACTGCGCCGTCTGCGCGGCCGCCAGCTTGCGGTCGATCTCAGAGCGGCGGCGGTCATCGTCAATGAGGTAGCGGTGCGAGAGGATCGCGCGAGGATTCTTGCGGAGTCTGATCCGTTGCTCTTTGCCTGCCTTATCGAGCACGTCCGTCAGGAAGATCATTGACTCGTCAATCTCGTCCTCCGGCACGAGGACGCCCTGAGACGTTGCGAACGGGACGATCCGCGTGAACTCGATGACGACCGGGCAGACTCCAGCGCTCCAGGTGAAGTCGATGGTCGAATCTACGACCGCATCGCCCTCGAGGAGAAAGCGCACCTTGACGTCATCGAGCTGAGTGAAGGCAGCGATCGTCGTCGGCAGCGAGGGCTCGTCTACAATGTCGATCCCAGGCCCGTCGTTGTTCGTCCACGAGTTCCAAGTCTGATCCGTTCGCCGATAGGCGTTGACGAGCTCCATGACCGTATCGGTGACTCCACCGATAATGCCGGGGCGGATAACTCGCGGGAGCACATGGACATCCTCGAACCAAATCGAGGTCGAAACCGAATCGTCTCGAACTTGGCCGTTCAGCTCGCGCCCAGCGATCACCCTCGTCGGGTCATCGTTGGCAGCATCCGAGAATGCGCCGGGCAGACCACCGAGCACCGTAGACTCGGGAAGCCACTCGTAGGCGTCGAAGGTTGGCGACGTTTCGACATGAAGCGAGATCCGGCGCCACGAGGGCGTGCCCAGCCCGTAGACGCTCTGGATCTCGGCCCCATCGTCTGCGATAGCCATGCCCTACGAGAGCTCCTTGCGATAGGCGACGCCCATATAGCGGGTGCCGCCGACTTCCGTTTTTTCCACCGAAGGGAAGCAGACCCAAGTTTCCGATCCGATGGTGAGTTCTTCGCCCGGACTGATGCCGTCGAGAATGACTCCGCGCACGTCGGGATGCTCGCCCATGTAGCGCAGTCGATCCGGCGTCGGTGAGACTTGCTCCGAGTAGGCCCAGAGCTGAATCGGCAGGAGGTTGATGAACCCGTTGATCCGGCCGCGCTTGATGCTCCCGAGCGAGTGCATCAGAGGGCCGCCTCGGTAGCCTCCTTGGATCCTCATGCGAGGATTGCCCGCGCTGTCGGTCGTGTCGTCGCCAGCGAGCGCGCCTTTTACCGTTCCCCACTTCGAGGAGGGGTCTTGATCCGGGAACGATTCGACATGAATCGTAGGAAGCGAGCCGAAGTAGACGCTACTTGTCGGGCGTCTACTTCCATCCAGCAGATAGAGGCTGCCCTGTGAGGATCCGTTCGGAGCCTCAATCTGCCCGTAGCAATACTCGCCGCCGGTCCAGGTGCCGAACTTCTCCAACTCGCCGAAACCGAAGTGCGCGTGAGTCCCATCTGTTCGAGCGATCACGCAGTGGATGTAGGCAGGCGAGGCGTCTTGCTCGAAGAAGTAGTAGGTGTTTGCGAGCTCGTCAGTCGATCGCTTGAGGTTGACGTGACGCTCACGGTTGAGGAACGACGCCGCGACCGATGAGTTCGTGTTGTAGCCCGATCCAGAGTCGTCGGGATGGGCTCCGGGATCGTTGCCGGGGGTGTGACCGAGCGCCTGGTGGATCGAAGCGTACTGATCTCCCGTCGTCGCAGTCGCGTCGTAGCGGAAGGAGACGTAGATCGAGTTCTTGCTCAGGGCGAACTTGTTGGAACCCACCGAGTCGTCGATCGTCCATCCGTTCGCGCTGGCGAAGGTTTCCAGCTTGGCGAGTAGGTCAGCCGCGCCGTCCGTCGTTCCGGTCTGATAGGCCATCGTCTTACTCCTCGCGAATCACCATGTAAGAGGTGTTCGGCTGCGTTCGGTTTCCCTGCGAGAAGACGCGATACCGGGCCGAACCGATCAGGAAAGTATCCCTGGTCGTGATATCGCCGACAGGGTAGGCGGCGACGTAGTAGACCGACTCCAGCTCGCCGAAGATGTCGTCGAGCATCGTCGCATTCGCTTCGGTGAGGTCGTGGCCGACGAGAGTTGCAGGGATGAGCAAGTATTTGTCGGATGCCCCATCTGGAGTCGGGAGGAGCTGAACCCGAGGCGCAGCCGGCAGTTGGTGGTCGATGATCTCGTCGTACCACTGTACCGCATTGTTGCTGTTGTTGAACACATCAAACGGTTCGGGCGTCGATTCCTGATAGGGTGCGATGATCGGGTAGACCCCATGATGCTGAAAGCCATCCTGGTCATCATTCTGTCCCGTCCCGGCGTCGCTCATGTCCATATTCAGCAGGCCGATCCACTGCGCTGATCCCGTGTCGTAGATGTGCGAGGAGCAAATGCCTCCAGGATCGAGGGAGTTCGCAGCTGCGGCACCCACGCACTCGACAATGCCGGTGATGACCGGAGTGGTCTCTGCGTACTGCGTCTTTGTCCTCCACCCGCTCTGACCAATGAGCATCGGGTAGGGGAACTCGACCCGGCTGCCTGCCTGCGCGTAGAGCCCAGCGTACATCGACGGGTAGTGGAACACTGGAGTCGAGTCCGTGACCTCGAAGACCCCGACGATCCTTCGGTCGTTGATGCCGAACCAGAACGTAATCGGATAGCTCGCGTCCGTGTCCTTGAGAGGGATGCACGGGCAGTATGTGCCCAGGTTGCCGCCATTGTCGATGCCCGGCGACTTGTTCGGGTGCGCGTGAAGCGCCAGGCCCGGACTGTATGCAGGAAGCCCGACGATGTGCCAGTTCCTAACCGGCTCACTCCCCAAGAAGGCATCTACCGTCGTGTAAGTTCGGATGGCGATGTAGGGGTCCGTGAAGCTGCCCGCAGTCGTGTGCATGATGACGACCTGATCCTGCGTGGTCGCATCTTGCCAGGTGACGGTTAGTTCGCATCCAGTCCCGGTCCCGCCGGAGACGATGACGTCATTCGAGGGAACCTCCTCGTAGTTCCCCTCGCTCACGAGAGTCACGGCAGTCACGACGCCGCCGGAAGTCGACGCGACCTCGAAGACCGCAGCGGGCGCGGCCGTGTCGACGCTAATGATGCCGCGCACACCGCCGACGAGGGTGAGCTGATCGCCGACCGTGTAGCCTGTTCCGCCGGCCCCGATCGTCGCGCTGACCGCTTCCTGACTCCTGCGATCCAGCGTCCAGCCTGTAGAGGCGATGGTCGTGGTGATCGTGCATCCGCTGCCGCCTCCGGTTTCAGCGGTCGTCGTTGCGCTCGCGCCAGGGTTCGCCGTATAGGCCCCGCCCCGCGCAATCCGAACGGTCGCAACGGCAGAGCCCGAAAGGGTCAGCACCTCAACGGCTGCGGTATGGCCTCCGACGACCGTACCACCGTTGATGGCAAGGATGTCCCCCACGGCGTATCCCGATCCGCCCGCGCTGACCGTGACGGAATCTACATGGGCGTTGGTCGCAAGCTCGATCAGGTCTTGGAGCAGTTCCAAGTACCCGTCTGCGTTTCCGGTGTGCCAAGTCATAGCCGCTGAAGAAGGCTAGGGTTCTTACGGATCACGTTGATGATTGCACGCTCGCCAGCCGGCGATTCCATCGTCTGAGTGATCTTGGACTCATCCTCGACAACATAGGTATTTACCACCGGCTGTGCAGGAGGAACGCTCACATTCACCACTGTTTCCCGAGGACTGCTCGCATTTGCAAGAGCACCAACGGTCTGATCCGTGGGTGTGATACTGCCCGTCTGGCCCGGCGTGAACAGCTCCGGGCCTTCCTCACCCACAAGGAAGGGCTTGTTGGCAACAGCCATCGTCGAGCCCGTAGCGGCAGCTTCAGGCGCTCCACCTGCAACGCCTGCCAGATCGCCAAAGAAGTTCCCGACCGGCCCGCCAACACCAGCGGCGGCCTGGAGCGCCTGTAGGAGGAGCAGGCGGGTAATGAGCCGCAAAATATCCTTGATCAGACTCGACGCGAACTCCCTGAAGGTCACAGAGCCGCCAGTGGCGAAAGCCACGAGCGCGTCCTCTGCTGCGGAGAACGCATTGACAAAGGCGGTTTCTGCAAGGGATGCCACGTCATTCAGCGAATCCGAGACTTTCTGCATCCCGGTCACGAGCCCATCGGAAACTGAGGTGCCCAGCTCGGCCTGCTCGAGCTTGACTCGGCGAAGCGCCTCCTCGTACTGCTGAAGGGTAAGGATACCCTCTGCACGAGCTTGGAGAATCAAGGCTTCTTTCTCAGCCAGTTGCTCTTGCGGGCTGATCAGTTCGTTCTGAAGTTCGGCATACTGCCGCAGCACATCGTTTCGCTTGATAAGCGCCGCGATCTCCCCTTCCTGGGTCGGAGTCAGCGGAGCCTCACCAGCGCCCGCCAACTCCTCTTGTAGCGCAAGCAGTTCGCGCTGGATGTCGGCCTGAAGCTGCCCCTGCAACAGCGTAGTTCCGAGGACAAGCTGCTGTTCCTTGAGCGCCCGGGTGAAGTCATCGACCGCTGTGGTTCCCAGTTCGATCTGTTCGAGCTTCACCCGACGAAGCGCCTCTTTGTACTGCTGAAGTGTGATGACGTCCTCATCGCGCGCCTGACGGATCAGGGCCTCTTTCTCGGCCAGTTTCTCTTGAGGGCTGACCAGTTCGTTCTGAAGCTCAATGAACTTACGAAGCTGGTCGTTTCGCCTGATGAGTGCCGCAATATCCTCTTCCTGAGTCGGAGTCAGCGGAGCCAAGCGCTCCTCGGCCAACTGTGCTCGAAGAGTGATCAGCTCGCGCTGGATATCCGCCTGGAGCTGCCCACTCGCCAAGGCAGTTTGCAGAACGCTCTGCTCGTCTCGGAGAGCCTGCGTGACCTTCGCCACCTCGTCGGCCTGAGCCTTGGCGGCGGCTGCTGCCTTGTTGCGTACCTCCGCTTCCTTTTCAAGCTGCTCGTTGGCAGTGCGCTGGCGTCCAATGGCTTCGGCTTCATCAAACAAGCCCGTCACGGCATCACCGAAGAACGTGAACTCGGTGAACTGCTTGGAGAAGGCACCCGCAGCCTCTTTACCAATCTCCCCAAACGTCTTACCCGCAGGCTCCTCAAGACGCGGAATCAAGCCGTTGAAGAAGTTGTCGTCAAAGTTCTCCCTGAAACGACCGCCAATGTCGCTGGTGGCCTTGTCGAACCCCTCCGAGATGGCATCGCCTGCCTCAGCAGCCAACTTCGCAGCCTTGGCGAAGTCTTGATCGAACAATGCGTCCAGAACTTGCCCGAACTTCGTCACAGCCGTCAGAATACCACCGAGGAAATCGCCCAGGACGCCCGCGCCCGTGTTGACGATGGCGAGAATAGTCCGAGGAAGGAACTCCAGCGCCGAGGCGGCAAAGTTGACCGCCTTTCGGAAAGCCCTGTCAAAGATATCTGGAATGTTGCCAATAAGGCTGGCAATCGCAGACACCACCCCAAAGATCACCCCGTAAATAGTGTCGAAATACGTCGCAATCGCCTCAGCAAAACCCCGGAAGCTGAAGTCGATGTCGTCAATAATGCCTACGATGAAGTCGTATGCAGGACCAAGCGTTTCTTTGATTACCGAGAATATCGTTGAGAAGACATTGGAAACTCGATTACCAAATGCCCGGAACAGGTCGCCCAGAGTGGTGATACCGTCTCCGCTGATCAGGAGCCTATCGCGGAAGACGACCAAGGCCACGATCACAGCGGTCAGGGCCACCACGATTGCGCCAATCGGGTTGGCAGCAATCGCAGCATTGACCGACAGCAACGCGGCTCTGGCCTTGGCAAGCGTTCGAGTAAAGATATTGGCCTGTGCGTTGGCCGCCGCCGTTGCACTAGCCAGTCGCGTCTCTGCTGCGGCAAGCGCAGCGTTATCCGCCGTGAGCTTCTTCTTCAGCGCAGCTTCTTTCTGAAGCAGCGAGTTCTCGACGACCTTTTGCTCATTGACAGCAGCCGTCGCGGAAGCCAGTCGCGTCTCTGCTGCGGCAAGCGCAGCGTTGTCAGCTATGAGCTGCTTCTCCAGCTTCTCAATAGCAATCAACTGCACAACACCATCACCAAAAATGGCGTTCGTGCCTGCTCGGGTGCTCGCCAGTTGCAGCTCTGCCTTTTGTGCTCCAATCGCCGCCTGCGTTTTGTTCGCAAGCGCCGCAGCACTCAACAGTTCAGCCTCGGCTTGCGCCAACGCCTGCGTAGTGCCCGCCACAGTCACGACGCCTCGCTGACGCTGGACTGCAAGATCCGACAGCGCCGTGCGCGTCTTTTGCACCTCGGCACCCGCCGCCTGTAACGCGGCTGCGGCCTGATCACGATCAAAGATCGCTTTCTGCTTCGCAGCCGCAGCCGATCCCAGAATCACGGCCCTGCCCGCCGCCACCGCCTGACGAAGCTCCACAAACGCCTGGATAGTCGGCGCGAGGCGCAGTGCAGCGAACGTCGCAGCAGCGACCGTCAGGCTTCGAGCCAAGGCATCGACGTTGTTCCCGACGAACCGAATAGCGGCTCCAAGGACCTGGAGGACGCCGGTTCCCTTGTTCAGCTCGCCGAAGAAGACCGTCAGGTTGTTCTTCAAGACGGTGAAGCTCTGCGAGAGCGTAGGCACCGTCTTGGCGAACTTGTCTTCCAGCTCCTCGCGGGCGTTGCGGAAGGCGTCAATGATGATGTCGCCCGTGATCTTGCCCTCGGCACCCAGCGTGCGAAGCTCGCCACGGGTCACGCCCAGCTCACGGGCAATCACGTCGGCCACAGCGGGAAGCTGCTCAAGAGTTGAGCGCAGCTCGTCACCGCCCAGGCGGTTCGCCGCGATACCCTGCGAAAGCTGGATCAGGCCGTTGTTCGCTTCTTTGGCCGAGGCTCCTGACAGAATCAGGGCTTGGTTGATCGACCTGACAACGCCGATCAGATCGTCGCCGCCGATGCCCAGCTCCCGAGTCGCGAGACCAAGACGCTGATACAGGATCACTGTGCCCTCGAAGGCCGTGCGAGTATCGTTCGCGACCTTCAGCAGATCACGGGTCGTCCGCACCAGCTCGGCCTCGGCAGGAACGAGCAGTCGAAGCCTGTTCTGGAGGTCGGTGAACGCCTCTGCGAACTGGACGACCTCCTTGATGGCAAAGGCAATCGAGAGGCCCGCGAATGCCTTGCGAAGCGCCAACTGCACCTTGTTGGCCTGTGTCTCTACCCGCCCAAGCTGGCGCTCGACAGCCTTCCCACCCGAAGTAGCACCCCTCGGGTCGATGATGACGTTGATGCGAAAGTCAGTCATCTAGGCTTTTTTGTCTTGTTGCGACCGACCGGGATCTCAGGCTGAGAGTTGGCCTTTCGGGCTCTCGTTTGCTGCTCAGACGACCACTCGATGTAGGCAGAGTCCATGTATCGGATGACCGCTTCAAACAGCGGCATTGTACCCGAATCTAGTCCCGCCTCATAGCCATACGCCAGGATCTTGCTATGGGGGATTGGACCCATCGCGAAGCCAATGGATCGCTCCGTCGAGAGCCGCCAAAAGGCGTTGTGATAGAAGAAGTCCCAGCTCTCCAGAGTGGGCTCATCACGATACCACTCTGGAAGGCTGTTGTAGGCCACGCCACGCTCTATCAGCGTGTCGATGGAGTGCCCATCACGCTGGTATCGCAGCTCCCATCGCAAGTGCTGCACGAGGCGGCTCTGGACCGCCTCGATGTCTTCCTCTCCCGGTACGTCAGGATCGAAAGTTGTGCAGCTCGTTGCAGAACGCCCTCATCTCATCAAACTCGTCGATGGGAAGCTGGCTCAGTAGCTCACGAGCGGCCTCTTCCGAATACGGAACTTCCTCGCCCGTCTCGTCGTCGAGCCAGCCACCCCAGTTGCCCGTCATCACGAACTTGGGGTACAGCTCACGATCCTGCTCGCGGTTCTCTTCCAGCATCCGGGCGTCGATCTTGCCCTTGGTCAGACGCCGACGATTCCGCGCCTGCTGAGAAAGCACCGCGTTGATGTAGGGGCGGTTGATCTCGCCCACGGGGCGGACCTCCACCCACGGCACCATCGTCGAGCCGTCTTTCAGCTCGTACTCCAGAGAAAAGAACTCGTATCGAGCAGTAGACTGCCGAGTGATCTCCTCGGAACCTGAAAAGTTGCGAAACTTCATGTCGGGGTAGGTGGTGATGAATAAGGGGACAGGCGCTACGCCTGCCCCCTCAGATTAGCGTATCAGGGAGTGACCGGGAAGAGGCTGATCCCGATGGAGGTGCCAAACGTGGGGTCCTGGAACGCCTGACCACTCAGGTTGACCAGCACCGACTCGTTCACGGGAAGTTCCTTGTCACCACCGCCGATGGTCATCGAGGGGATGTCAAAGGCGATGGCCCCGTTGTCGTTGGTGATAATGAAGTCCATCGTGACCGTGGTGTTGTTACGCACCGCCGAGATGACATCCGAGTTGGTGAAGAGAACCTGCGCCTCCAGGTCCACCTGGAAGATGCCCGTGTTGAGGGCGAAGGCTCCCAGGGTACCCAGGCACTTCTCAGGCGTGACGTTGTTGTTGAGCGTCAGCGTGATGTCCTTGAAGCACGTCGTCAGGCCAGTGGAGTCTTCGAGCAGGCGAAGACGGGCGATATCCGACGAAGTGTTGAACGCGGTCGTCTGGACCGGATCCACGGCACTGGCCGCGTTCGTCTTGCGCGTGGTCGTGGGGACCTCAGTGTCAGTACCCACGAAGCCGAAGGTCACGGTGGACTTATCGGCAAGGGGCAGCGCAATCGCCATCGTGTTGGCGCGGTTGCCCTTGGAGTATTCGTATTCATCGACGCCCACGCTATCGAGATCCGGGTAAGCGGCCTCGAACTGGAAACTCCGCTCCAGGAAGTCAGCATCGTCCACGTTGACGTTCTTCAGGAACCGTCCGAAGAGGAGGTCCACCGTCTCACCCGTACCAGGGTCAGTTGCGAGGGTACTGTCCAGCTTGTCAAGGGTGATGGTGGTGTTGTCTACCGCCGTCACACGACCGTAACCAGCACCCGCACTGAACTGACGCCCAGCGGTGGTGCCGCCGACGTGGATCATTTGACCCACTTCGATGTACCCACTGAGAGCGCCAATCGAGCTAGTGCTGGCCGTATAGGTCAGGGTAGCCACGCTACCACTGACACTGATCGCCAGCTCGCCAGTCTCGAAGCGAAGGCCAGCAGCCTCCAGCAGCGCATTGGCGGGCGGCGTCTCGTCGGTGAGCGAACTCGTCACCACCACCGTAGTCGCGGTGCCCGAAGCAACCTCGTGGATGCCGTTGTTGGCCGAGTTGGTGAAACCACGGGCAAAGACGAGCTGGTTCGCTTCCAGCGTCGGACCTGAGCCAACAGTGAACGTGCTAGACGCCGCAGTCACCGCCGTAGGGGCCTCAATCGTGTCGCCTTTGAAGTTGGCGAACGCGAAAGCCTCCACAAACGAGATGAAGGCATCGAGCGTGAGGTCGTGCTCGAACTCCGCTGCGCTTTCGAGGTCCGTGACCGTACCCTTCCGACGGCCACGGTCCTTGGAGATAGGCTCACGAGCAACAGTGGTGATCGACGCACCGAAGGTCGTGATGTCGTTGGGCTCCAGGACATACCACGTAGGCGATCCCGGCAGCGTTCCAAGCGTGTCCTCGACCGCGTAGGCGAGCGAGATGTTGTTAGTCTTTACGATTGCCATGTTTGGGCTCCGGGTTGTTACTTGGTTTCCAGGTACTTACCGAAAACTTCGACGTTGAACTGGCGGGACTTGTCACCGTCCCTGACGGGCAGCTCGTTGATCAGCCCATCGTTGAGATACGCCTCATCATCGAGACGAACTCCCTCGAAGATGGCGCGAGCTGTTTGCGCGTAGGTCGCCCCAGACTTCATGCCTCCCGTTACAGGCACGAACACTTGGACGAAGATGGAGAAATCGCGCTCGTACTTTCGATCTCCTACAGCTCCGAGAGTCGATTGACCGCCTCCGGTGTTCCGCACGCTCAGACGAGCCCATTCGATGTCGGGAGCAGGCTCAGTGAACGGATGTCCCTCATAATGCACATAGCTCGTAGACGACCAGTTCGCATAGAACCTGTCGTACACGGCCTTACGCAGTTCGTCGGGAGTCATCGGGTGTTTGAAACCGTTTGCCGTACCGCCGTCAGGATTGCGGCTTGAACGAATCCAGCAGGCGCTTGCTTGGAGCTGCCGCTGTTCAGTCGCTCAATATACGGCACGTTGTTTGTTTGGTGGATAGTTGGGCCGGTCTTGTATGCCGTCGCAATCTCAGCAACGCCAGCCTGCTGCGTTGCAGTGTCGATACGCCCCTCTTCGGCATCAGCCCTGGTGCCTGCGGTGCCCTCGAAAGGCCCACCGATATTGGGCACCCAGTTGGCACGCGCCCAGCCCGTGTCAATCGGAGTTCTCGTGATGAGTTCAGCGTTGATGTTCAGCGCAAGGCGCTTGATGAACTTCGTTGTGAACGCATCGAGATCACTCACGACGACACGGACTGAGCGGCTAGTCATCAGTCGAGGTGGTCTTCTCCGTAGAGGGTTTCCTCAGCCGCCTCTTCGACAACAACCTCCTCGATGATCTCCTCGATCATGGGGAGTTCTTCAAGCTGCTCCTCGACAGGAGAACTACCATCTACCATGCCGATGCAGCCGTCACGCCAGAGCTTGTCCAGGCGATGACGAGGCACGTCCCCTCGGGTGTCGAACGTACCACCGACCTCGTACCGCCGACCGTTGTAACGGAAGGGGTAGAGGACAGCGAACGCCTGCACCTTGAGGGGTGCCCTGCGATCAGCAGCGGACATCAGGCAACCGCGTTGATGAGGATCGAACCCAGCTCGGGAGCGATGACTTTCTGGTCGTAGGCCGACTCGATCTCGATGCGACGAGAAGCCGTGTGGGGCATCTCGAAACGCTTGATGCGAGTACCGGCAGCCGAAGCACCAGAGAAGCCCTGCCACGCGAAGGTGTAGCCCGCCGAGGGGGTGTAGCGGCCCGGACGCTCCGGGACGTACAGCATCAGCAGGTTCTTGCCGTACAGGAAGTCGAAGTCATCGGTAGCGCCCTCGACCGCCGCGTTGTAGATCGCGGACGGAACAAGGATGCGGTCCACCTCAAGCAGCTCGGCAAGGTTCTGCTGGAGAACCTTGGCCGGGCCACTGGTCTGACCACGGTTGAGGCGGTCAACGAGATCCGGGTGGTTCTTGAGCTGCTGCCACACACGCGGACCCATGACGATGGTGTTCGGGGCGAAGCCCGTCAGCTCCATCATGTCCACACGCTTGCTCTCGATCAGGCCCAGCGGATCCGAGTTGGTGTAATCGCTGAACTGGGCGGTGCCCGAAAGCGTCTGCTCGCCCGTCCAGATGCTCGCACCAAAGAAGGTGGTCGCCCAGTTGCGGTCGCGGTTGATGCGAGCCGCCTGAGCGAGAAGCATGGTGGCCTCAAGGTCGAGATCCACCTCCTCGTCAGCGTTCTCCTCCGTCTGCTCGTCGATGTCCACAGCGAGGCTGTAAACGTCGGCGTAGTACGGAGTGGTCGAGGTGCTGTAGCCGATGGTGCTCGACTCAGCGCCCGGAGCACGCTTGTTCATCTCGTCCCGCTGGAACGAGCCGCGATCATAGGTCCGGTACAGGTCGGACTGCTTGTTGACGGGGATCACCGGGAACACGGAGTCCGCGATGAAGCCCTCTTCGGACATGACCGCCACGCTCATGTTGGTGAGCGTGCGATCAACGTGAACGGCGCTGGGAGTCGGCTGCGCCTTGGTAACCGGCTGGCTGAACTTCATTGTGATTTACCTCCAGGATCAGGCGAGGATGTGCTCGCTCAGAAGCAGCACTTCGATGATCTCGCCAGCAGCGGAAGCCGCCTGGAGAGCAGTGCCTTGAACGTGATCGCCCGTGGCCGCCGTGATGGCACGACCCGAGGCGTCGGACTGGACCTTGGCGTCCTGAGCCACCGCAGCACCAGCCACGATCTTGACGATCTGGCCGTCGCTACAAGCGACTTCCACGGCCTTGCCTTGGGCATCAGCCGGGGTGATCAGCACGCCCGCGCACGAGCCGCCAGCGGTGTCCTGTTGGACAACCTGACCGCTCGACAGTTTGACGAAACGGAACTGCGCCGAGGACAGGTCAGCACCCGCCTCGAACGTAAGGCACCGCTTTTTGTTCATAGAAGCCATGATTGGTTCCTCCGTGGTTATCAGCGGGTCTGAGCGTAAAGGGAACGACCCTCAGCGGTGCTCAGAACCGCGAAGAGGGCTTTGTCACTGGACTCACCAGTCTCGGCAACGCGCTTGCTGACGAGTTCATCGAGCTTGGTTTCCGCGTCAACAGCAGAGGCAGACTTGGCAGCCGTGCCCAGGCTCTTGAAGACGGCGCTTCCGCGCTCGTTGGCGGCCTTCAGGATCTCACCCACAGCGCCGCGAACCGTCTCGTCGGTGATGGTGTCCACAGCACGAAGCAGGGCCACCTTGGCAACATCATCGCCAGGAAGGTTCTCCAGCTCCGACTCGGCACGCTTGGCAAGCAGTTCGTCGGCGCGGGCGGCCTTCTCAACAGCAAGCTCACGAGTCGCCTCGTCGGCTTGCTTGGCAAGACGAATCACCAGCTCACCCGCACTTTTGCGGATCTCAGTGCCGTCGATGCAGGTGTAGGCGACCGGATCGGCCTCCTGCGCCTTCTCGACGAGACGCTGGCGCTCGTCATCGGACTTGGTGATAAAGGCATCGCGCTCCTCACCTTCAGCAAGGTTATTGGCGAACGCCTTTTGAGCGTCGGTCAGTTGACCATACGCCTTGGCGAGCTGCAACTCGGCCTGGAGGGCGTCAAGCTGCTGATCGACCGCCTGCTCGCTGACGGCATCGGTTTGTTTGGTCATGGTTTCTTCCTCAGTTCGACCTTTGGAACCGGCATCAGGACCGGCGGAATCAGAATCAGACATTTGGGTCATGCTTACTTCGTGAGTATGTCCATCGGCCATGCCAATGGTAATACTCCCGTCTTCGTTCAATACCCACGGATGGTGATGACCCATTTCGTCATCCGGGGCGAAGTCGTGAGTGCTCTGACCACCTTCCGCATCCAAATGGATGAGGTGAGAGTGACCATTCACAACAGAGAGGAGGTGGAATGCTCGCTTCTCTGTGCGCTCTGCTCGGAACTGCTGATTGGCAACCGCAGTCCTCTGTGCTTCGTCGGGGAACTCCTTACGGGCCTCTTCGTCAGCCATGAAGCGACTAACAAAGTCCGCCCGCGACTCACCCTCTTTGGGAGCCGGAAGGACCTTCATCGCATCCTCGCCCTTGGCAGCACGAGGATGCCCCTTGGGAAGCAGATCGTTGTCCGTGGTGTATTTCGAGTTCTTGGGAGAGCCCGTCTTGACCAGATGGAGGAAGGCGTTGACACGAGCCATCGCCCACTGGTTGCGCGACTGGGCGCGGGCGCTGGTCGAGTACGCACCAGCACCTCGGCGGTAGACCGCCTTTAGCATCCCGAGAGTGACCTTTCGATCGCTGCCCTCGTTGTGGCCGCTGACCTTGTTCTTGAGGGCCGTCTCGACAGAATCACTGATCGAGATACCTCCGCGAGAATCACTTGCAGAACCTTCGGGGTTGCGGTCGCTGCCACGACGACCCGTGCCAGGAGGATCTTCGGCTTTGTAGTCGTAGCCCTTCTCCTCCTCGTCATCGTAGTCGTAACTTTTCTCCTCGTCCTCGTCCTCGTCGTCTGAGTAACGCTTGAGGATCGTCACTTTGGCATGAGCCTGAGCCGGGAAATCAACACCGCTGATCTCCTCCAACTCAAACTCCTCCATGATGCGCTGCTCAGTCATGCAGGAACGTCCTTGATTCGTTTGCCGCCAATGCTGAAACCCCGAAGCTCACCCGACTTGAACTTCTCAAGCATTTCGGCGTCCGGGGCCATGCCAATAATCAGGCCCGTTCGGTCAGGATCCTGGATCCCCAGAGACTTGGCGATCTCTTCAGTGAACGGGAGCATGAAGACGACGGTTCCGCGATCACCGGAAACGTGCATCTCCCTGGCGACTCGTGCGCCTTTGGCAAAGTTGGTCGCGGCCTTCAACATTGACTGCTCCGGGATATGATCACCCTGGAGGTCAAAGTAAGGTTGGCCCATTTCCTTGCAGATGATAGCCCATCCAAAGACGAGCCCAAGCTCGTCGTGAACCTTGGCGACTTCGCAGTTGAGCTGAAATGAGTCCGTCATTCCATCCGTAGTAGATACCACTATACCATCCTCAATCAAGTCTGTCCAATCTGATTCTTTATTAGCGGCATCCTTTGTAAAGAAGTCATCAGGATCTCCGGGAGCTTGGCGAACGTCTCGCGGACCTTCGTGACAGAACTTCAAAACCCCTTCGCGGCGAAGCACGCCATTCGCCCAGCGGCGACCAGCATCCCCACCCCACAGGAGCCAAGCAATCATGCCAGCTCCAGGCTCGCCCGACTCCGTGCGACTGTCCTTGTTACGCTCGTGACGCTCGAAGAAGGCCCGCATCCGGCGAATGGTCGCCAGTGACAGGCTCTTGCCGTTGGCAAGATCACGAGCCCGCGCCACGCCCGACCGGATGCCCTGACGGCCCGCTTCCTGGGTCGAGAGGCCGCCTCGACCGTACCTCTCGCGCATCTCCAGGCCACGCTTGGCGTTGCTCTGTACGCCCTTGGGGGGCTTGAACGACTTTTTGTCCATCAGGCTTCAGCCGGAACGGCATCCATAGCGAATCGAGTAGTCAGAACGCAACGACACTGGATTGTCTCCGATCCCGGAGCGTCAATGTCTCCCGGATATCGGATCAGGTTGCCCGCACCGGACAGGAAAGGCTGGCCGATAGGGCGCTGCTGGCCGTGCATGAATGAATGCGAGTTTCGCACCCGTTCGTCCGTGGCGGTGATCCACTCCTGCACCAGCTCGTCCGCGTCCAATACGCCCTCTGAGATGGCCTGCCGATACGCCTCCTGAGCCCCCTCGTGGACGGATCGAAGGGCCTCCGTGCGAGCAATCACCTCGCTCCGGTAGCGAATATACCGCTCGCGATAGCGAGCCACCATACGATCCACCTGATCGCTGGTAAGCGGGCGCTCACCCGATACAGCAGCTCGCACACTGGGATCAAATCGACGGTCGCGCAGCGCCCGCTGGAGCGCAGCCGCGTCTCCCGCCTCCAGCAGTCTGCGGTAGTTCAGCACAGCCTGCGCCTGTCGGCGCGTAAGCCCAAGGGTCTGGCGGAACAGGAGCGCCTGTTGGCGGGGGTTGAGCCCCTGCGCGATGCCCTCGACCATCGCATATCGAGTGGCGAGTCGCTGCTCACGAGTGAACTCTCTGACAAGGCGAAGCTGGTTACGCCGCATCATATCGACAGCCCCCTCATTGGTGCGGTCGAAGTTCACAATCACGTTGATCGAGTTTGCGATGAACCGCATGGTGTCGTCAGCCGAAGCCAAGAACGACATGGAATAAGCGGTTCCAAGGTTGGCTGCCGCGATCTCAGCAACGACCAACGCCTCATCATAACGGCCCGCGGACAAGAGATCTTCGAGCTGCGCCAGCGTCACGCTGTCCGTGATCTGCTGAACCGTCTCAAGGAACCGACGGCGGAAGCTGATAGCTGCTGCCGCCAGCAGCCCCTCCATCCGTTCTTCGTCGTCTTCCATCAGGCCCTCACGGCAGCAGTGTATGTCGCCGCATCCGGGTCGCGCTCAACCGGACCCACGATCTCGAACGTCTGGCCCTCGATCACTACGCGATCATCGGGCTCAGGCACGATGTTGTTCGGCAGCGTGCTGCCCAGGATCAGCACGACTCGCGATCCCTGCTGAATCGCCGTGCCCGGCGTGCGGCTGGTATCGTAGGTGTCGAGGATGCCGCGACAGGTGTAGGTGCGCGTGCTTGAAGGCTGCGGCCCCGTAAGGTTCGAGGGATCCACGGGGCGAACAGTCGTCTTCTTCAACAGCACCGGCAGCAGGCTCGGCCCAAGGGCCTTGCCTACCTTCTCCGCGATGCGTGCTCCGAATAGATTGTTACCCATCAGGACAGGGGCTCATCAAGATTGTAGGTATCGCAGTTGTCAAACTGCGAGGTGTCCGAAGTCCCGAAGGCCGATGGCGTGCCCTTGGCGTTCCCGCACAGGTACTCTCGGATGCACTCCATCACAACCACCGGGAATCGCGTGATGCCATCTGTCCCCATCACACCACCCGGACGGAAATACTCGATCTCCACACTACCAGCGCGGTATCGCTTATCGTTGCTTCCGGTGTTCTTTGACGTTTCCAGCTCTGCGTTCTGCGACAACTCATAGGCCAGCTCGATGCAGCCGTTGATGATCCCGGTAGGCACCGTGTCGTCGGCCACCGCGTTGCCGTCAGCGTCCGTGACACCCGTGCGGGGCCACTCCAGCGTTTGCGACGATGCGGTCTTCGAGCCGATGAAGCACTGCTTGTCGAGGAGTCGCGTAGCGGTGATCAAGGACCGCGCCTTGGTGTCGGTATCGACAGCCTTCCAGCTCAGACCTGCTCGGACGGAATCGTCCAGGTAGGTGTCCGCCGTGGCGATGTTTGCGTAGCTGTTACCAGATGCTCCGGTCGTGGGCGTACTAGGCATTGTCGATGTTGGGTTCAATGGTCAGCGTTCCAACAGCAAACACCTCGCTGTTAGCACTGGCGTCCACACCTTCAAGTTCGATGTAGTAGGTGCCAGGGGTGAGGCTCGTGGTGTCGGCTTCCAAGAGCGTCACATCAACAACCCCACTGGCAGGCGTGATCTTGACCACTTGCGTCGGATCGTCCGTGGTGTTCAGGTCGATGACGGCACCCGACTCAATGGGATTGCCCGACGCATCCGTTCGCGTAGCCGCCCAGCGGATCGTATACGTTGTGATGTCCAACGCCGCATTTGCGTTGTCTTCGTCGGTGACGGTGTAGCGCAGAACCTTGCGGTTGCCTCGGTACACAGTCGCGTTTTGGTCTGTCTTCGCCATTAGGCTTTGGTGCCTCCGAGGTCGATAATCCCTTCCGAACTGGCGCTAAGTCCTACACTCATATCAGAGCTGGCCGATAGCGCAATCAGTGTGTCTTTTGAGGCGGCAAGTTCCGCGAGCGTTTTCTTCGTCGCCACTAGATCCGTCCTGGTGTTTTTGGAGCCAAAAAGATCCGTGTCCGCGCCAAGAGGGAGGGAATCAAACGACAGCTCCGCGCTAACAGTAGCCGATCCAAGAACCAGCGCCGACAGATCGCCCGTCGCAACCAGGGTGGTCGTTCCGACAACGGCAAGGCCGTAGACCTGCCCCCCGATGATCGCGATCCCAGCAAGGTCCGCAGCAGGGACAGTCGCCCCAGCCTGAATGGTGTCCGCCAGCGCCCCAACGCCCACGAGCGAGGCTGCTGCCGACGAAAGCCCAGAGGCCGTTCCCGAGATGAGAGCAGTAGCCGCAAACGACGCGGTAACCGCAGCGGAGCCCTGAATGGTTCCAGAGAGGGAGCCCGAACCCGTGAGCGAACCACTGACAGATGCCGCGCCCGTTGCGGAGCCACTTCGCGAAACAATCGCAACAAGCTCCGCATCCGGGACCACCGCCCCAGCTCGGACCCGATCCACCAGCGCCCCGATTCCGGTGAGCGCACCGGAGATCGTGGAAGCCCCGGCAATCGTCCCTGAGAGCGAAACTCCTGCCGCGAAGCTGCCTGAGACGGTCGCAACACCCTGGATAAGCCCAGAGAGCGCCCCCAGGCCGCTGAGAGCGCCCGTAGCCGTGGATGAGCCAAGGGATTGAGCAGAGCCCGAAGCCGTCGCCAGGAGAGCGCCAAGGACCGTAGCAGAACCCTGAGAGGATCCGACGAGGGTGCCCGTCCCGATCAGCGCCCCGCTCGCGGTCGCCTCCCCGGCGATGGTCGAAGCAAGGATGCCCGCCCCGATCAGGGTGCCGCTCGCGGAACCGATACCCTGCACTGTCGAGGAGAGCGCCCCATCCCCAACAATGACCGCCGTGGCCGTTGCCACCCCCGTCAGGGTGCCCGCAATCGGCTTGATCAAGCCGATGGGGGTGGCATTGACCATCGTTCCGGCAGGCAGCACGCTCGATGCCGTCAGGGTCGCCGAGATCGCCGCGAAGCCGATCAGCTCCGATTTGCCGATGATCGCTTCGGCCTGGACAGTTCCAGCGAGCGCCCCGATCGGAGACATCGAAGCCGCCGGAACAGTGGCCGCGCCCTGGATCGTTCCGCTGATAGATCCAGGCCGCAATAGCGACGCCACCTCTATCAGATAGAGCGCCGTGTCTCCAGCAGCCCAGGCCGTCGAGGAGTCGGCGGTGGTGTTCATCGCAAGACCACCCACCTCGAAGTAGGTCCCCGAGAAGTCAAGGACCCCGGCAGCCGATGCTCCAGCAGTCCATGTTCCCGTGGTGGACTGATCTCCACGGTTCTGGTTGTCCGCCAAACCGTAGGCAACGACTGTAGAGCCGTCGAACCGATACAAGGCGCGAGGACGCTTCCGAGTCGCGTCTACCCCTGTCCGTACCTGAAGGAAGGTCGTCGCTGCGAAGATCCGCCCAGAGGATGCAGGGGTTACGCGAGACGGGTTCGTTACCGTCGAGTGCGTCCACGCCGAGTCGATCCAGTCCTGCGTGTCGAACTCGATGGGATCAAAGGTCGCGGAGTTGTGGTCATGGTCCGCGCTTTGTCGCAGCTTGGCGGTATTCGTCCAGCTTCCAAGTTCGACGATAGTGATGGCCGCCGAGGCGACATCCAGGGTAGCGGTGCCCTCTTGGTCGCAAGCCGCCTCGACCTTGAGCACGCGACTGGAGGCCGACGCAAAGACAATCGCGATGCCCGACGCAATCCCGTCTTGGACGCCGTTCGTTCCTCGGCAATAAGCGGTGGAGTACGACCCCGGAACCACCGCCCCGTTCCACGACAGACGGGCCATGCCGTTGACCCGAACGCTCGAACTCGTGTTGTTGAACTTGACCTGATAGCAGACGAGATACCGCTTTCGGTCGATCAGCGTGATCTCGGCGGGGTTGACCGTCGTGGAGTGCGAGTACCCGGTCGCCCCGTTGTCAAGCTCGTCCTGGATGCGGAACTGAACGTCCTGCCACTCGAAGGAAGCGCCCGTTACCGGAGGACTCTCACCGCTCGCATGAGTCAGGCTTTGCGTCGTGGTGTCCCTGAGACGACAGTAGTTGAGATCGTCGTCAAGGCGAATCAGGGACAGACCCGATTCGTTCGCTACCTGCGTGCAGGTTGCGCTGCCGGTGTTTGAGTCCGTTCGGGCCTTCTCAATCGACACCTCATCCGTCGCCGATAGATCCAGAATCGTGCCCGCGCATTGGGCACTTTCAAAGTCCTGTGTGCGACGGATGTAGCCGGTGCTCCATCCATAGGGCTCGGTCGCCACGTTGTTGACTGCGACACGCGCAGTCAGCTCAGAGCGGTTGGACCCCGTACCTACATACCCGAGGTTGTAGACAACGAGGTAATGCCCAGCCTCGTTGACCTCGATGGCCTCAGTCGGACTGGCGACCCGGTTGAAGGTCGCCGTGTCCTCGTGAACCGTCGTGTCGAAGGTGAACGGCGTGTAGGTCGCTGAGTTGTCGGTGTCCCCAGCAGTCGCCTCACGGACGATGATTGAGTCGCCTGCTGCCACGGGACACCAACTTCGGGGTCATCCCCCGATCACGCCTCCTCGACGACCAGAGCCCCGGCGTTGAACTGAGGAGTGATCCCCGTCGAAACCGCAAGCGAAGCAGACAGCGTTCCGTAGTAAAGCATCTCCCCAGCAGCCGTGCCCGCTGAACTCTTGCAGATGGCGAAGTGACTGATCGTTGCCGATCCACCAGTGCATTGGGGGAAGGTAATCGCGGCAGCGTTCTCCACTTGCGTCGGAGCCGTACCACTGACCGTCCAGGCACCGGAGGTACGCGCAACCGCGACACGGGCGTAGCTGCTATAGGTCGTCTCGTTCGTGAAACTAGCCGCCTCACCAGGATCAGCGGTGAACAGCGCGATGTAAATCGAGCCAGCGGAAGTGGACCCCTGAACTCCAGTCACATCGCCCAGGTTGGCGATGTTGTCGTTGTTGAAGATCAGGGACAGAACGGCGTCCTCGAAGTCATTAGTCTTGCTCATCTGTATCCGTGGAAGTCGGTTGCGACTCGGTTATTTCGGCATCCATCGGATCGTCCGTGCCCAGTGCAGCGTCCATATCCGAAGCGATCTCAATCGGGCGCGTCAGACCCATCAGGTCACGCACCTCGAAGATTGCAGGGTCATCAGGAGCCAGCACCGCACCAGCTCGCGCCATCTGCTCCAGGCTCGTCGTGACTTCCTCGACGCTACGGTACTGGAGCTTGTCCGTCTTCACTGTCGGCCTGAGCTTCATATCCCAGCCGTTCAGCTCGAAGATGCGATTCACATAATCAGCGGCAAACGCCTCGGCCAGCTCATGCAGCGTCGAGTCGATGATCAGCGCGAAGTTGTGCGACTTCTCCTTCGCCATCGCGAACGAGCCCACCCCGTTGTCACCCAGGAGTAGCTGCTCGACACCCAGCACACGAGCAATCTCGCGGTTCAAGCGATCCACCGTCCTGGCGATCTCTGCCTGCGTGCTCGACGACGCCTTCAGCAGCTCCATGTCCCACTGCTTCGCGTTCGAGGGCCGCTGCGCCTCGTCCTGCGTCTCATACGTCATCGAGTCGAGCAGCAAACCCAGCTTCGGGTTGCGAATGTGCGACTCCATGAACGTCTTGAGCGGCTGGAGCGTCGCAGCCTTTTGCGCCTCCGACATATCGCCGTTCCGCACAGCTCGATCCAGTTCAGCCAGCGGAGCACGAGCCAGCGGAATACCTCGCAGATCGCTCTCAAAGCCATAGCCCTCAAGCTGCTCATATCGCTTGAGGCGGCGGCATGACTCCGCGACGTGCCGGAACAACCCCAGCCCCTCGGGACTGTCGTTCAGGCTGTCATCGACGACATAGATCAACTTCGGTCGCGGCAGGTAGATTTCCGAGTAGTCCTGCGGACTGCGCTGAAGTACGCCCAGCAGCGTACCGTCAGCAGCCACATCCCACTTCTCAATCGTCTGCTGAGGACGAGGAGCGATGTCCAACAGGCCCAGGGAGCCATCATCCCGACGCTTCGCCGTCCACTCCTGGATGCTGAACCCGTAAAAGCGGTACATGGCCGCACGACGCACCACACGACGCCACGGCGTCATCATGTCCGTCGTCATGTCGGCAAGCAGCTCGGCGTACTCCTCGCCCTGCGGCCCTCCATTTTGCGGAGGCTCGAACTTCCAGCCCGGCTTCGCGACAAGGTTCAGGAAGTACCGGACGCCCGCCGCGACAATGCTGACGTTCGCCAGCATGTTCGAGTACGTCTCGTACTTCTTGCGACCCTGGAGGTCAGAGTCCCGCTCCTTCTCCTCGACGTACCCGCCGATGATCGCCGTGCCGGGTGCGCCTGCCGTGACGGTCGGAGGGTACTTACGGCGGGATCGCTCGATACCGCGATCACGGTACGAGGCGGCGCGCTTGGTGTCGTAGACACCCGCTCCAAAAGTTTCACTCATCCGATTGTCTCCGGCCTAGCAGCCAGGGTGCGCGAACGCCGACGAATCAGCTTGCTGTACGCCCGACTCGCGGCATCGACCTGATCCTTGAATCGACCATTAGGGAAGTTCTCAACCTCAGCCAAGAATGCTCCATTCCAAGGAGCACGCACAAGGTAGATACTACCCGCTTCTACTTGCGATGCAAATGGACGAGCACGATCCTCTTTGGATCCAGATTCAGGGCTGAACGTGAAGTTGTAGCCGTCCAACAGAGCCGCAAAATGAGCCATCTGGCTCTTGCCCGCCTGCCCCGGATCCTGCGGGAAATCCTGCACGCAGTTGCGCCCGTCCCTGTCGGCTGCTTCCTTGATCTTTTGATCAACCTGATGAGCACTCCACTGCCCACGGGATACGTCTTCGATGTAATACGAAACCTTGTCTCCCTGCTCCACGCGCTTCATCCGAAGGCCCACCGTGTATGCGGCACGCCCATCCCGCGTGGCCGCGAGGTCCCACCCCCTGACCGTGACCCCTCCTCCGGGCACGTCGGCAGGCTCGATCAACTGGAAATCATCTCGCTTGAACATCCCGCCCTCGCGGGGCGCGGGCCGCTGCTGGAGCTGACCCGCGACGGCATAGTCCCCGCCCACTGACCGGAACGTCTTTTCCAGCGCCGTGACCGCCTTCTCCGGGAACCTGTCCGGCCACAGCAGCTCGCCCTCCTCGCTTCGCCAGTCCTCGAAGCCCAAGCTCGTCTTGGACCGATAGGGATGCTCCGGCTCGTACCGCATCGGCAAGCACAGGTGCTCCCAGTCGTCCGCCAAGTTCTCGCAGATGTGCCCCGCCACGTCGGCCTCATGCACTCTCTGCATAATCAGGACCATCGCCGACTTCTCCTGATCGTTCACACGAGTCGGCAACGTCTCGCCAAACCACATAACAGCGGCGGTCCTCTTCGCCTCGGACTCGCCCTCCCTGACGTTGTGAGGGTCGTCGATGATGATGAAGTCGCCGCGCTCTCCCGTACCAACGCCTCCGATTGACGTTGCCAGCTTGAAGCCCGTTGCGCTGTTGCCCAGCTTTTCCTTTCCCCATTCCTTCGCGTCGGGCTGGAAGACATGACCCCAATGCCTCTGGAACCGATCCGACTCGATCAACTTCCGCATCTTCGAGTTGTCACGGATCGTCAGGTCTTCCGAGTATGCGAACGCCACGAACCGCGCCCACGGCTTGTGGATCCACGTCCACGTCGGCCAGAACACACTCGTCGTCAGCGACTTCATGCAGCCGGGCGGCACGTTGATGTTGATGCGGGTGATGTCCCCCCGCGTCACCGCCTCCAGATGCTCGCACAGCACCTCGACCACTCGCCCACGCTTGAACTCGCGGCCCGGCTCCAGCTCGGACCACATGAACTCGACGAACTCGATCAAAGAGTTCTCGGCACGCTTGGCGCGAACCTTCTCAAGCACCGCATCGGGATCTGACAGCCCAGCAGCAGCGAGCTTCTTGAGAAGGTCCGTCATTCACTCCTCCTCTCCGTACATCACTCCGCGATGCTCGGGCCATCCACGATCAAAAGCATCAACAACACACATAGCGCAACAATAGATACCACTAAGGCGGTCAATGTCGAAAACGGAGGTGTCTGCTTCTTCAATATCTGAAAGAAGCGTGCTGTAGTCACTGACCGTCACAAAATGGCGTGGGTCGATGATTGACCCACACTCAGGGCACGTCGGTCTCGGATCCTCCACCCTCTTTCCTCTCCTTGACCTTCTCCAGAAACGACTGGAGCTGCTCAAGCTCATCAGGGGTGAGATCCGAAAGGTCGCCAAAGCCCTGGTCGTCCTGCACGTTCTGGACGATCTGCTTGTCAGCGAACTCGGGAAGATGGGCTTTCAGTAGTGAATGAAGAAGCGAATCTGAGTATCGCCTCACTTTCGCCGGAACAAGACGCTGCTCCGGTTCCGGCAAGTGCTCGTCCTCGGGATGGATGTCCAGCGCACGGCGGCCTCGGCTGAAGATGGGCTCGTCAATGCCCTGCACGCCCCGGCGCACCGCCTCCGACACCAGCGACTCGCGGAAGTAGAGCATCGCCTCCTCGAACTCCCGCTTGAAGTCCGGATCGTCCTTCAGATGTCGCTCGACTGTACCTCGGTGAACACCGATCTTGACGTTGGCAACAGCACGGCGACCTGTCTTACGAATGATCTCCAGCCACTCGGCCTGCCTCTTTTGATCAAAGGGGATGCCTAGACAGCCCGATACGTTGGGGCCTTTTTCGCCCGCGTGGCGATTAGGGCCGCGAGCGCCTTCGGAACCGTGAAGCATTCCCATTGGTCTGGACGGTCTCTTCGTGCGATGTTATCCTGCGTTCGAGCAGGAGGTGACTTTTATCCGGGTGGGTGAAAGGCCCACGTTGGGGGGGAGCTTTATAGCTCCCCTCTTCTAACGGCGCAGTTTACTTGCTACCTGCACGGCGTGCAAGTCGGCGCACCATAGCGGCTTGCCAGGGACCTCCCAGGTGGGTCTTGTACCCCTCCTTGTCCATGCGCTCTGCAATCTTGCGGTAGGTCATCCCCCTGTCCCGTAGCTCCGCTGCTCGCTCCGCAACCTGATCGGAATACACCGGGTAGCGGCTGAATCGCTTTCCCTCTGCCCGGAGCTGGGAGAGGGCCATCCGCGTCCGCTCGCTGATCTGGTCCCGCTCGAACTCTGCCAGGACCGCCAGCATACGGAAGACCATCTTGCCCGCAGCCGTCGTCGTGTCGATCTTCTCCGACAGCGACACCAGCTCGCACTTGGCCTTCTCCAGCTTCTCGGCCAACCACAGCGTGTGCTTCGTCGAGCGGGACAGGCGAGAGAGACTGTAAATGACAAGTGCGGCATCCTTGGTCTTCCCGACCTTCTCCAGCGCCTCCAGCAGCGCAGGACGGGTCGAGAGCTTCGTACCTGAGATGCCCCTGTCCTCGTAGAAGTGGACCTCGGCCTCGGGCGCGTTCAGTGAGACCCAGGCGCGGATCTTCTTCCGCTGGGCGCTCAGGCTGATGCCCTCGCGGGCCTGCTCCTCGGTCGAGACTCTCAGATAGGCGATGACGTGCTTGATGTGTGTGTCCATGTGTGTAACCGTAGACACAGTTGTGTCCAAGGTCAAGGGAGCGGACACGATTTCTTGGGCGGGGTCGGGGCGGCGGCCCAGGTCGGGGCGAGGGCGAAATCAGGGGTTTGGAGGGTGATTCCTCACCGGGTTGCCCAGGGTAGTGAGCTGTGAGTGAGGGATAGTGAAAAACTAAGTGCTTGTACGAGGCGGAGTTGCGTCGATTTTCACTGGCTCACAACCTCACCGCCTGAAAACACATTTCCCCAGACTACAGAGGTACACACAGTACATAGGGTATATGTAGGGTCTGTATAATATATATATTATAGTAGTGAGGTAGTGAGAATAGATATAGGTGTGCCAGAAATAAGGACTTACGACTCACCACCCGTTTCTGAGGATGTGGTGATGGGGTGGTGATGTGGGGCGGGGGTGGTGAGGATCGGGGTTCTAGGGGCCGCCAGGGCCGTTTTGGGCCTCATTGGGCAGACGGGGTGATCTGGGTGGTACGATTGTGCAAAGTACCTGTGGCTGAGAATGTGGGTAAGATGGTGCAAAGTAGGTCGGGGCCAGGATGGGGCAGATTTTGTCGGGGTGACAAAGGAACCCCTCCGAGGGGTCGGGGTCTTACGATTCTGAGCTGCCGACCCAATGCGACATCCTAGCCGACCGAATGCGACATCCTATCGGCCCTCCTGGAGCCTCTCTCCGGCTCTCCACGGGCTCCGGAGCCTCCTCCGTGGGCTCTCCTCCGTCCCGCTTGTGGACGGGCTCTCGCGGGCTCCTGGAGC